TTTCCCTTTTGGGGTATGCTGTTCAAAATAGTGCTATAACACCATAATTCTCTATATCTCATTCAATTCAATTAGGCTACCCTAAAAAATTTTTTACAATATATTTTTTTAATCAGTAGTGTGACATTAGGGTGTTATATTATATAGTAGTAGGCTAACGTCGCACTGTAAGATTTCACCGATGCGCGTAATTATGAACAGTATGGAACTACTTAAAAGAAAAGACGGATCTGTGTCAAAACGCGGACTGTGGGATAATATCCGAGATGCTAAAGGTTCTGGTAAAAAACCGACCAAAGCAATGCTTGCTGAAGCAAAGAAAATAAAAGCTAAAAAGAAATAGTTATGGCATTTGAATTAAGATCGCAATCACCTCTGCAAAAACAGAAGTTATCGCCTTTGGCTGCTAAGAAAAAAGCGGCTAGAGATCTTGCCTATGCTAAGACTGATGATAGGCGAATTAAGAAAGCTCATGCACAAAGGATGCATCGTAAGAATCCTGACAAAAAGAATATGGATTACGATCATGAAGATGGAAGATTTGAATCTGTAAGACAGAACAGAGGTAATGAAGGAGAGGGTACTAAGAAAGAAAGTGGTAAACGCTATAAAATAAAGTAATATGAATATGAAAGGTATAGGTCCTCAAGGACTAGGTGTTAATAAGAACAATGGTTACACTATTGGAGAGGGTAATGGATGCGGTTGCAGCCCTGCTAAAAAGTTAAAGGATTTAAGCGGTGACGGTAAAGTAACGCAGAAAGATGTTTTAATCGGTAGAGGTGTTATAGACAAATCTCCATTAAAAAAGACGGCTGCTTGGACACGTAAAGAAGGTAAAGATCCTAAAGGAGGATTGAATGCAAAAGGAGTAGCAAGCTACAGAAGAGAGAATCCAGGAAGTAAATTGCAGACAGCGGTTACTAAGAAGCCATCTGAATTAAAACCAGGTAGTAAGGACGCAAAGAGACGTAAATCTTTTTGTGCACGTATGTCTGGTATGCCAGGCCCTATGAAAAAACCAAATGGAGAACCAACAAGAAAAAAGCTTGCATTAGACAAGTGGAACTGTTAATATAAATTATACATGGCAATAATTCAAAGTTATCCAATAACCCGAAACATTAGAGCATTAGACTTATTGCTTGGGGTTACCGATATATCAACAAATGGAACACCAGAATATAAAACTACAAGTTTTTTAATGTCTGATGTTATAGGCGGTGGTGGCAGCGGTGTGATTATTGGTACAGCTAACGGTCTAAGTTTGGAGGGCAGTGTGCTATCGCTAGGCTTATCAAGCGCATCGGCAAATGGCGCCCTTAGTTCAACTGACTGGTCAAGATTCAACAGTAAACAAGCAGGGCTAAATGGTACTGGTTTTGTTAAAATAGTAGGTACGACAATTAGTTATGATAACAACACTTATGTACCTAGCGCAAGAACAATAAATATCAACGGAAATTCTCAGGATTTATCTGCTGATAGAATTTTTAATGTAGGGACTGTTACTAGTGTAGCTGCCTTAACTTTAGGTACCACTGGTTCAGATATAGGTTCTACTGTTGTTAATAATACAACTAATCCCGTAATTACATTAAATATACCAACTGCAAGTGCGTCTAGTAGAGGAGCGTTAAGCAATACCGATTGGTTAGTGTTCAATAGCAAGCAATCACCATTAAATGGATTAGGTATTGTTAAATCTACAAATGGCACGATTAGTTATTTAACCGATAACTCCGCTAACTGGAATATAGCTTATAACAATTCTATAGTTAGTGCGGATGTAAGTGGAACACAAACAAAAACATTAACATTAAATCAACAGGATGGTGGTCAGGTTACCGCTTCTTGGACAGATGACGGAAATGAACTAGTATTTAGTTCTCCTTTAATTGATACAGCGGGTGTGGTTTCTATACCTTTAGCAACAAGCATAGCTAATGGTTATTTAAGTAATACTGATTGGAGTGCATTTAATAGTAAGCAACCAGCTTTAAATGGAACCGGATTTATAAAAATATCAGGTACTACAATTTCTTACGATAATAATACATACGTACCAACAGCAACAACAATAACAACCACGGCTCCTTTACAGGGTGGAGGTAATTTATCAGCTAATAGAACTTTATCTATTACGCAAGCTACCACATCTGCTTCAGGATATTTGTCAAATACGGATTGGAATACATTTAACAGCAAACAACCGGCGGGTAATTATATAACGGCATTGACGGGAGAGGCTACCGCTTCGGGACCTGGAAGTGCAGCAGTTACATTATCTAACAGTGCGGTTTTAGGTAAAGTTTTAAGTGGACTTTCTGTTTCAGGTAGTACTATTGAAGCAGCAGATAATATGCTTACTGCTTTTGGTAAATTACAAAACCAAATCAACGGTATTGTTAGTGGTTCATTATATAAAGGCTCTTGGAATGCGGCAACTAATACACCTACTTTAGTCTCTAGCGTCGGTACTCAAGGTGATTATTATGTAGTTAGTGTTGCTGGTAATACTAGCTTAAATGGAGTTACTGATTGGCAATTAGGTGACTGGGCTATATTTAATGGTTCAGTTTGGCAAAAAATAGATAATACGGATTCTGTTATATCTGTTAATGGTGAATTTGGTATTGTTGCTTTAACGACAGAAAATATACCTGAGGATACAAATTTATATTATACTAACGCTAGAGTTAGTGCTAATACTGATGTTGCTGCTAACACGTTAGCTAGGCATGCTGCTCTTACACTTGGGTCCTCTACAAATGGATTAAGTTTAGCTGCAGGGCAAATATTATCATTAGGATTATCTAGCACGTCAGCAGCCGGAGCTTTAAGTTCAACTGATTGGAATACGTTTAATAATAAGCAAGGAGCTTTAACTTTTACAGGACCATTACTAAACACATCCGGTACGGTTTCTATTCCATTAGCCACTGGCACGGTTAGTGGTTATCTAAGTTCAGACAATTGGACAACATTTAATAACAAGCAAGCGGCTCTAACATTTGGGGCTCCGTTAGCTAATAATTCAAATGTTGTGTCAATGCCAGTAGCAAGTGGTACCATTAACGGGTATTTAAGTTCAACAAACTGGAATACGTTTAATAATAAACAAAACGCATTAACTTTTAGTGCACCGTTGGCTAACAATTCAGACACAATATCAATGCCTGTAGCTAGTGGCTCTGCTAACGGCTATTTAAGTGCTACAAATTGGAATACGTTCAATAGTAAGCAAGATGCTTTAAATGGTAATGGTCTTCTTAAATTTGCAGGAACGTCTCCTTCTTATATAACAGACAACTCTGTTAATTGGGACAATGCTTACAATAACAGTGTAACTTCCGTATCTGTTACGTCGGGTTCTAATACAAAAACGTTAACGCTTTCACAACAAGACGGTGGAACTTTAACAACGTCATGGTCAGATCTTACGATTGCTGCTCCAGCAAACGGGCTATCAATAGCTAGTAACGCATTGTCATTACAAGCGGCGGGAGCTAGTTCTACAGGAGCATTAACCTCAACTGATTGGAATACGTTTAATAATAAAGTGCCGGCCAGTAGAAGTATAACAATAAATGGTACCACTCAAAACTTAAGTGAAAATAGAAGTTGGACAATTTCAGCTGCTACAAGCATTGTTGGAAATTATAGAATAGCTACAGGAGCAAATAATATAATATATTCTCCAACATTACAATGGGAGCCAATACCAGAAATGACCATAACATATATCCCTAGAGGATCAGCGGTAAATGTAAGTTTTAGTATGCCTGTGCTAGTTGTTGCTCAAAACCAAACTACATACTATAGAATCGTTATAGTAAATGGATATGGTGAATTTACGAGACCATGGGAAAGCTACGATATATATACAAATACCCAAATGATAACAGTTCAAGATTTATTGGTCAGTGGAGATGGATCAGGTATTCGCTTCAATGAAACTAATACAATAAGAATAGACTGGTATGGATCAAACAATTTAACAAGACACGATCCAACAAACGGTAGAAGAATGCTTATTTTGACACCATTCGAATAACAATAAAAATAAAAAAATAATATGGCAATAGGAAATTCATATCCGATAGATAAAGATGTCGAGGATAAAGACCTGGTGCTTGGAACAGATTATGGCAGTAATAGAACAGTAAACTTCCCCATGGAAGATATTGCTAACTATTTAAACATAAAAGGTAAAATATCAATTGGAGGTCAAACCACTTGGAAATTTGTTACATCAAATCCAATAGGTGGGACTATCTCTATGATTAACGGCGCTGGCAATGGAATGCCATTTAGTAATATAACCTACCTTATAATGTCTACTCAAGATATGAGTACACAGCGTGTAGTGGAATTTATTGATTATTTAGTCGGAGGACAAGTTCTATTAGCGCAGCAAAAAAAACCAACACAATTCGGTCATTATAAGGTTGTAAGTTATGAACAAAGTGTTGATCCTTTATTTTACGTAATAACACTAGAATACATTGGGGGTAATGGTAATATACAAGAAAATTATTATTATGATTTAATATCATTCACCCCGCTGCCTACTGGAGATAAAACATTTGTATTTACGCAAGATACACCTGAAAATCCGTGGATAATAACACATGACCTTGATAAATTTCCATCAGTATCAATGGTATTGTCTACAGGGCAAGTTGGAATTGCTGATGTAGCATATATAGACGAAAATAACTTAACAATAACATTTTCTGGAGATGAATCTGGAAAAGCATATCTAAACTAACTATGGCAATACAGTTTTTAAATAATCTAAACCTCAACGACAACCAGCTATTAAATGCCAAGGTTCAAGTTGCGTCTACAGCGCCAACGGCTGCTAAAGGGCAAATATATCTTGATAGCACAACGAATGTAAATACATTCAAGTACCATGATGGAACACAATGGATAGGTTTAAAGCAATTAAATCTAAACAATAGTACATTTGTTAGTTTAACTAATTTAAGTGCAACAGGGAGCAATATAATAAGCCTGTCTGCTGCATTATCTGCTACAGGAACCGCTGACAGTACAACTTTCTTAAGAGGTGATAATACTTGGGGAACTCCGATCGGAGCATTGTATACTTTACCAGTCGCGGCTGGCGGTGCAAACTCTGCTGTATTAAACTTAACAGAACAAACAGGTTCTACACAAGTAGTATCTACTGTTACAATTAACGGAACATCTACAGGTGTAAAAGTAACTGAGTCTACTGGAAACAATGGATCAGTGACTATTGGATTACAAGATAGTGTTACATTGGTTGGTGAATTAACAGTACAGGGAACCGGGCAATCTAGCTTTGCTGGGCAAGTTACAATTCCTGCAATTCCTGTTGCTGGTACAGATGCTGCAAGTAAATCTTACGTTGACAATTCTGTTACTGGAGCTTTGGTATTCCAAGGAGGATATGACGCGGCAACAAATACCCCTAACTTAGATTCGCCACCAACCGGCACAATTAAGAAAGGGTTTATGTGGACTGTTACTGTTGATGGTTTATTCTTCACTGAGCAATTAAGAGTCGGTGATTCTGTAATAGCAGAAGTTGATTCACCAACAACATTAGCAGATTGGACGACCGTTCAAGGAAACGTTGATTTGGCTACACTTACAACTGTTGGTATTGGTAATGTTAATGCTGGGGATGGTATCGGTGTTGCTTATTCAAATGGTACTGCTACTGTTACAAATACAGATAAAGGTTCATCTCAAAATATATTTAAAAATATTGCTGTATCAGGGCAATCAACAGTTGTCGCTGAAACAAATGATGATACTTTAACTTTGGTTGCTGGTAATGCAATTGAAATTACAACAAATGCTTCGACCGATACAATAACAATCGCATCGACATATACACCTGACGTTACATCTTATGCAACAACAATATCTGCAACAGGTACAGTAACCCATAATTTAGGAACAAAAGACGTAATAGTACAATTATACGATACTGTTACTTTTGATACAGTATATGCGGATGTGTCTAGACCAACAACTAATACCATTACAGTGACATTTGCCGCAACGCCTACAAATCCTATTAGAGTATTGGTACAAAAATAAAATATAATATATGAAATTTAAAAGTGATATAGAGGTCCAAGCAGGTCTGAAGGATTCTTCAGGCGCAAATGGTACATCTGGGCAAGTGCTATCTTCTAATGGCGCAACTGTAAGTTGGGTTAATGCAGGGGAATCTGTTGCTAGTGATGTACAAAATGAAGTTAAAGCAGGTGTTGCTATAAATAAAGGGCAGGCTGTCTATGTTACTGGAGCTGATGGAACTAATATAATTGTAGGTTTGGCATCAAATACCACTGAGGCTACTTCTTCAAAAACTTTAGGATTACTTAATGCGACAGTTGCAATTAACGGTTTTGCTGATGTTGTACAAATAGGTAAATTAGCAGGCCTTGACACCTCATTAGCTACAGTTGGGGACCCAGTATGGCTAGGGACTAATGGTAATCTTATTTACGGCTTAGCAAATAAGCCTTATGCGCCTGCTCACTTAGTTTTCATAGGTATAGTTACAAGAGTTAACGCTAACAACGGAGAGATATTTGTAACCGTACAAAACGGTTTTGAATTAAACGAAATTCACGATGTAGACCTAAAAACAGATGTTCCAATTAATGGTGATGTATTAGGATATGACGGAACATTATGGGTAAATAAAACAATCGCTGAGTGGCTAGGTTTTACGCCGGTTACAAACGCAAGAACTATAACTATTAACGGCACTACGCAAGATTTATCTGCTAATAGAACATGGAGCGTTGGTACCGTAACAAGTGTTGCAGCTTTAACATTAGGTACAACTGGAACTGACTTATCATCAACAGTCGCTAATGGCACAACAACACCGGTTATAACTTTAAATGTTCCGACCGCAAGCGCAACAAATAGAGGCGCATTAAGTTCTGCTGATTGGACAACTTTTAATAATAAACAATCTGCTCTTACATTTACAGCACCATTAGTAAATACATCCGGCACAGTTTCAATTACGCAGGCGACTACATCAACTAACGGTTATCTAAGTTCTACTGATTGGAATACATTTAATAGCAAGCAAGCTTTATTAAACGGAACTGGATTTGTTAAAGCGTCTGGAACAACAATAAGTTATGACAATAGCACTTATGTTCCAACGTCTAGAACGTTAACAATAAACGGGGTTGGCTATGATTTATCGGCCGATAGAAGCTGGACAGTGACCACACCTGAAACAGATACATTAGCGACTGTTACAGCAAGAGGTAATACAACAAATTTAAACATTGCTTTAGGTTCAAATGCGGCTATATCTGGAGGTGGATCCGCAAGATGGATTACTACAGATGGAACAGTTAATTACGGAGGAGGACTTATTAGTTCTTTAAATGGCACAGCTAAAGCTTATTATTATTATGACGGAACAAACGCTGTTATACAAGGAGCGGCTGGTGTAGGTATTGCATTTCAACCAGACAATGCTACTAAGGCCACCCTAAATACATCTGGTGATTTTACAGCAAATAATTCACTTAGATCTCCTATATTTTACGATTCAAATAACACTGGATTTTATTTAGACCCATCTGGATCGTCAGTACTTAACGGTACCGTTGTTATTAAGGGGAATGATAATCAATTAGCAATAGACGGCACTACAGGAGGATTAGCGTCTGGGTTGTTTTTTAGGGAGTCTGGAGTTGACAAATATGAACTTTACCATTATAGCGGTGAATTTAGATTTTATAACTATACCACAAACCAACAGGAAATGAGCATTAATAATGCTAGCGGTTTTGTTACAGCAAGAACATCTTTTAGGGCCCCTATATTTTATGACTCAAATAACACTGGATATTATGTAGATCCAGCATCTACAAGCAATTTAAACGCTGTAAATTTCTACTCACTATATTCAAATAGATCTGGAGCTAGTGGTAATACAATAGCTATAGACAACGCTGGAAGTTCAACGTGGCCTTTTGTATTCCAAACATCGGCTGTTGGAAACGATAACTCAAGTGGTTTCTGGACAAGTTCTCTTGGTTATCCAGATATGCGTTTAAGAAAAGACGATGGGACAGTAAGAGCACTAATATCATCTTGGGAAAGATCTTATACTACATATGGGTTGTCTGACGATACAGATATGAGAGCTCCTGTATTTTACGATTCAAATGACACCGCTTATTACGTAAATCCGGGTGATGCTTCAAGAATAAGAAAAACAGACATAGTTGCAATAGGAGCTGGATGGAATGACGCATTGAATATATATTCTTCAGATACCACAAATAAATGGAATTTATTGCCAGATGCTGGCGCTAGTAATAGTTTAAGATTCGCTTACAATGGCACCGAAAGATTTAGATTGCAGACCAATGGAGTAGCAATATCTTTAGTTGAACATCAATCTCCTATTTATTACGATTTTAATAACACAGCATACTATTTAAACCCAGATAGTACAAGTAACTTAAATACCGTCAATGCGTCAATGTTTAACGGTAGAATAACTGCATTAAATGGTACGTCTACTGTAGTTGGTCAAGTACAGACCACCTCTACTATAAATATGGGTATTGCTGCTAATACCTACGCATACGGTATTAGCACAAACAACGCTGGAGGTTTAGATATAATGGCAAACCAATCAGGTCAACCAGTAAGAATATGGTCAGGTTCTATTAACGAAACACCAACAAAGTCTGCCGACTTTAACGGAACGACAGTAACATTTTATGGAAGCACAACTAGTTCAGAGTTTTATACGGGAGGATGGTTTAGAAACAATACAGCGAATACGGGGTTATATAATCAGGTAAATGGAAACCACATATACTCTAGAGGAGGGACAAGATGGGGTGTCACTGGCAACAGCGGCAGCGGAAATATTTATCTAGATTTCTTAGGCAATCATGAAGCCACCTATAGAGGATCAATTCATGCGGACACCAGTAGCAATATTGGTTTTTTAACTAACGACCAAGGATGGGGATTAAGAATAGAGACAAATAAAAATGCTCATTTCCACGGAAATACAGTTTATATCGGAGCTGATGGTCAATCGTCCTCAAATATTATAATGAGAGATGGTGATGAGGGAGATAGGCAAATACACTGTAATTCTAATAGAATTGGATTTTTAACTCAGGCAGGTGCTTGGGGTTCTTACTGCGTAGATAACGGCGATTGGGTAACAGATATGATTTCTTGGTCTGGTGCGTCGTCTAGGGCCCCTATATTTTATGATTCAAATGATACCGCATATTACGGTGATTTTGCTAGTACAAGCAAATTAAACACCTTACAAGTAGGAACATTAGACAGCGCTATATCTTGGTCAAACAATACATATATGTTAGGCTCCCCTGCTCATGGGTTTAGATTTAATGATAGTGTATCAAGTATAAATGCTTTCATAATAGATAATAGCGGCAACACATTTGCTTATGCCTCGTCGCGTGCTCCTATATTTTACGATTCAAACAATACCGGATATTATGTAGATCCAGCGTCAACAACCAACATATACCATTTAAGCACAAACGAGAGAATAATAAATAGAGGTGGCCATGGAAATTCTTATATTCAAAATGAATTACCAGCTGGAAATAATGGGCTAGGAACAGGGATTGTAACATTAAGACAATGGTGTTCTGAACCAAATGTTACTTGGGATGGAGCTGGATTTGGATATAATGTAGCTAATGATGGCGGGTCTCCTAATGGATTTGGAAGACCTAATACCAATTTTGGCCAGGCTTATATGAGAATGATTAGCTCAGGTAATTGGTATTTTTATACAACAAATACGAGTGGAACTAGGTATACAAATATGGAACTTACACCAAATGGAAATGTGTATTTTTCTGGCGTTACCGAATCTGCGGCAAGTTCTAGAGCCCCGATATTCTATGACATTGCCGATACTGGGTATTATGTAGACCCAAACGCGAATAGCAGAATAAGCAGTATAGAAGTTTTAGGGCAAATACAAGGTGGATCTTATATTGATTGTACAAATGTTACTGGAGGAGCGTACAGAATATACAACGGAACCACATTTAGAGGAGGGTTTGGCACAGATGCGTGGGCATCTGGGGGAGCCTCTACAGACATAGTTGCATATTCAGTTGGTAATTTATTTCTTTTTTCGAATAGTATTAAGAATGGTAGGCTAGATACATCTGGTAACTTCACTGTATCTGGAGATGTTACGGCGTATGGTTCTCCTTCTGATATTAGATTAAAGACTATAAAAGAAAAGATACCAAATGCTTTAGAGTCAGTTCTTAAGTTAAATGGATATAGATTTGACTGGAAAAAACCAGATGAAATATTAAACATTAAAGAGGACATTGGTGTTATAGCTCAAGAAGTTGAGGCGGTTTTTCCTGAATTAGCTAGAACGAATGAAAATGGCTTTATGTCTGTTAGACACCAAGGCCTTACAGCTGTCCTAATAGAAGCAATAAAAGAACAACAAACACAAATAGAAGAATTAAAAGAGTTAGTAAATAAATTAATAAATAAATAATGGCAATCACTTACACATTTTTAACAAACGAAACAATGCAACTGGAAATCGCTCCAGTATTAGGGGATTTAACAGACGTAGTTACACGCGTAAGATACAATTACGTAGGAGTAGATGAAAACGGAATAGACGGAGTATTTGCTGGCGCAACGCCTATGCCTTTACCTGAAGACACGGAAAATTACATTCCTTTTCCAGATTTAACGCCAGAAGATGTTGTGTCTTGGTTAGACGCTACAGCGGATATTCCTCACATGCAAATCCAAATTGCTAAGCAAATTGAAGCAAAAATCAATCCTAAATACGAGCCGGTACCGTCACCATGGCTACCACCAACACCACCAACACCTCCAGTAGTATAATGAATATAACTTATAAATACGAAATACAAGAACTAAGATGTGAACCTGTTATTGGTAGCTTAACTAAAGTTATAACAGAGGTTGTATATGAGTATGCAGGTGAATCCGAAAACGGTATTACATCAAAGTTACCAGGTTTTGTTGTTTTAGGGGTGCCTGCGGAAGAGTCATTTACGCCTATTGAAGAAATTAGCGAGGCAACTGTTATTGGCTGGATAGAATCAATTGCCGATGTTGATTTAGCAAAACAAATGGTTAGTGAAGAAATAAAGTATAAATCAGGTCTTATATACAGGGGAGGTTCTCTACCCTGGAATAATATCTCTTAAATAATTTTTTATGGCATTACCAGTATCAGGGCCATTGTCTATAAGCATGATTCGTACTGAATTAGGCACCTCAAGTGGGTCACTTGGTTATTTAAGTGATTTAGCGGGATTTAATGCCCCGGATGCGATTTCAGATTTTTATGGATATGGCAACAACAGTGTGGTATTTAGTAGTCTTTATTCTTACACAGGAAGTTCAAGTGCTAGTTATAGCGGAACTGTTACTATTACTGGAGCAAGCGCTACATTTAACGCTAGGTCAACTTCTACAGGTAACTTTAGTACAGATACAAACATTAATATTGGGGGTAACGCTAGAAGAGCTAGGGTAACCACAACTGGAACAGTTAATTCAACAACATTTACATTGACACCTGGAACATATAGTTATTCATTTTCTTGTCAGGTAACAGGCGGAGGAACAGGTATTGGTCAGATAATATTCACACAATAAAAAAAACAATGGCTAAAGCAAAAAACGAATCTATTAAGTTAGAGAAAAAAAAGATAAGTAGGCCAGGCGTTCATGCTAAGTCAAAAACTTCAAGTTTAAAAGAGTCTAAGAATTATAAGAAATCATATAAAGGACAAGGCAAATAATGAGTAGAAAAGAAAAAATAGATTTGTTTTTAAGCAAATGGGTTAGCAGAAAGTTAACCGTATTTGGCATAGCTTCCGTTGCCTTGTTTTCAGGAAGTATAGAAAGTAATGATTGGGTGGTAATAGCTACAGCTTATATATCGCTACAAGGAGTGACAGATATTGTAGAACGTATATATAAAATTAAGCATGAACAATAACGATCTGAAAATAGGAATTATAAACACCATATCAATGGCATTAAGTTTTTCAAATATTGAAAACACTTTAAAAATAGTGTTATTAGTATTCTCAATACTATATACCGGGTTGAAAATATTCGAGACTATGAGAAATAAAAACAACAGCAAAGATATTTAATTCAATCAACAAATGGAATTATCTAAAAACCTTACATTAGCAGAAATGACTAGGAGCGAATCTGCTAAAAGATTAGGAATAAATAATAATGCTACAAAAGAACATATTGAAAATATGAAATTACTAGCTAGCAATATATTCCAGCCTATTAGAGATCATTTTAAGAAACCAATACATATATCATCAGGGTATAGAAGCAAAGCTTTAAATGACTCTATTAAAGGATCTAGCAAGACTAGTCAGCATTCATCTGGTGAAGCTATAGATATTGATATGGATAATACCGATATAACTAATGCTCAAGTGTTTGATTATATTAAAAACAATCTTAATTTTGATCAGCTAATATGGGAATTTGGTACAGATAAAAATCCAAGTTGGGTACATGTGTCATACGAATCAACCGGTAAACAAAGAAAACAAATACTTAAAGCAATAAAGAAAAATGGCAAAACGTCTTATATTAATTATTAGCCTATTACTTTTAGTTTCTTGTGCATCACGAAAAGTAACTATTGTAAAAGAAGATACTAAAATTACAATAGATAGTGTTGCAATTGTAAAAGTTGACGGTACTTATGTTCAAGAAAATAATGTAGTAACTGAGGATTGCGAAGAAGAAATAGAATACAAGCCTTTAGATACATTAAAACCAATGATTGTTGATGGAAAACAATACATTAATACAGTTATAAAATTAAAAAAGAGAAAAGGTATTAAGATTGATAAAACCAAAGTGACTAAAAAGGTGTCTTCTGTAAAAAAGTTAAATGTAAAAAGAGAAGAATCCAAAAAAGTAGTTAACAAGAAAGTAGATAAGAAAGCTAACTACTGGATGTACCTTTGGTTTTTAATACCTATTGTAATTATAGTTATTTTAGAGAAGTACGGTAAAAGGATCTTCCCATTCATTCGGTAAGATTATCGTAAAACATGTAATATATAAACTATATCAATTTAATCAAATAAAATTATGTCAGACGCTATAGTCAAAAATTTAAGTTTCGGAAAAGAAGCCAGCGATAAAGTGTTTGCTGGAATAGAAAAGTTAGCAAGAGCAGTTAGTTCAACATTAGGAGCTAGTGGTAAATGTGTTTTATTAGAAGATGCTTCAGGCAAACCTGTTATTACAAAAGACGGTGTTTCTGTAGCTGACTCAATTATCTTACTTGATCCCGTTGAAAATATGGGGGCTACCTTATTAAAGGAAGCTGCTAGAAAAACAGTTAGAGAAGCCGGAGACGGAACAACAACCGCTACGGTATTAGCACATTCAATTTTAAAGAATGCGTATGCTATTGAAAATCCTAATGCAAGAAAAATAAAAGAAGGTATTAATATAGCTGTTGAAAACGTTATAGAATACTTACAAGAGAATTCAATAGCGGTGGACGATAACATGCTTAACCAGATCGCTACCATATCAACTAACAATGATCCTGAATTAGGTAAGTTAGTTGGAGATGCTTTCAGATCTGTTGGTAATACTGGTATTGTTATGATGGAAACATCAGCAGAGCCAGAATGTAGCTTAGATATTGTTGAAGGTGTACAGTGTGAAATGGGATTAACCAATACACATTTTATTACAAACCAAAAAAATAAAACGGCCGAGCTAGATAATCCTTTAGTATTATTAGTTGAGTCGCCAATTGAAAGTATTAGACAGATTCAATCTGTTCTAGAATACGTTATAAAGAATAATAAATCATTGCTTATTATCGCAGATATGGAACAAGTAGTATTATCTACTTTAGCAATGAACAAATCAAAAGGTAATATTAAAATTAATGTTATCAATGCGCCTATATTTGGTGTTAATAGAAAAGAAATATTTGACGACTTAGCTTTATTAACAGGAGCTACTCTAATAAATGAAGATCTCGGAGATGATTTAGATTTGATACAACCGGAATTATTAGGCTCTTGTCTCAAAAGCATCACTAACCACGAAGAGACAATCTTACACGTTGGCGAATCAACAGAAGATGTATTGGCTATTATAGATGATATTAAAAAATCATTACTAGATAATCATCCTACTCACACAGTTATCAAACTAGAAAAAAGATTAGCTAGACTTACTGCTAAAATTGCAGTTGTAAAAGTTGGCGCTAATTCAGAAATAGAATTAAAAGAAAAAGCAGATAGAGTAGAGGATGCAATATGTGCAACTAAAGCGGCTATTAAAGAAGGTATTGTTCCTGGAGGAGGTATCGCTTTATTAAATGCATCGTATAACATTGCAGCAAAATCTATAGGCGAAGAAATACTTATGGACTCAATACGAGCTCCATTTAAGACAATATTAGACAATGCTGGTATAGAATTTGATTCCATTAAAACATTATCTAAAACAGGCTTTGGATTAGACGTAGTGACCGGTAAAGAAGTTAATATGATTAAAGCTGGGATTATCGATCCATTATTGGTTACTAAAAGTGCTTTAAGAAATGCAGCTTCAGTAGCTACAACTATATTATCAACCGATTGTGTAATCAATAACATGAGAATGTAATGAAAGCAATTGGAGTAAATTTAGTTATACAAAAAGTAAAAGAAGGCACAACCGCTACAAAAGGTGGTTTGTTGCTCGCTGAAAGTCATAGAGAAGATATTAGATATATTGAAGCCAAAGTTATACAAGTTGGCGATCAAGTTGTAGGAGTTAAAGAAGGCGATAGTATATTCTACGATAGGCACGCTGGTCACAAAATAGAAGTAAATAAAGAAACTTACCAAGTTATAAAACTAGGAGACGTAGTTATTGTATTATGATACGGTTAGAGGCGTCCGATATTAAAGATCTTGGTTTATTAAAGCATTATAGAATAATACGAAGATGGGCTTGTAGGAATAATGATTTAACAGATGCTGATTTGGAACTGTTAATTTATTTTGACTGCATGGAATTCTTTACAAAACAAGATTATAAAATAGGTACTTACGCATATAGTTGGGATAATAAACGCTGGAACAATTTGTTGAAAGAGGGTTGGATTGTGGTATGGAGACCCAGAAACCACACAACGCAAAAATATAACATATATAAAGTTTCATTTAAGTGTAAACAACTGATAAGCAGAATGTACCGTATAATGCTTGGTAAAGAAGATATACCGACGAGTAGCCGAAATACTATAATGAGTGGTAAAACATACACAGATACAGTATTAATTACTGCAATAGAAAATACTAACAAAGATAAAACAAGACACAGTTATGATAAATGACGTATACAACAACCAAGCTGTAGATATTATGGCAGGAGAACCTGTACCGGGTAACCCTAGAACTATGCAGCAAACCGGTATTAACCCGCAAGCATTTTCAGATCCAACAACAATACAAAATATGTTTGGGCAACCTAATCCTGGAACTTTCACAAGATCTTTAGGCATGGTTCCACCTGTTGGAGTAGAGCAACCAATTACACCAACCTACGATTTAAACAACCAATAATTATGAGATTAGACGCAAGAAAACACCCAATGACTCCTTTTGATAAGGAAGCTGCTTTATCAGGAGTTGGAGCTAATGCTATTTGGGATGGTCCATTAGACACTACAGCTTTACCAAAGGGTATGGGTTCAAGTAGTGGTAAAGATGGTATTATACTTAATAATATTAAGCCAGAATACAATCCACAGCCAATTACACAAAAAGCAAAGCCTAAATTTTAAACTATGTCTTTAGATCTAGTAAAAAAGAATAGTAATTCTCCTTTTCAATTACAAAGAAGTATTGTAGACCAAGGAGGCGTTTATGAATCAGGCGGATTTAATCCGGATATGGTTTATAATAACGACCTAGCTAATGATGCTGTCGAATCATTTGGCAAGTTAGTTGGAGCTGGTCTATTGGCTATGGGTAAAAATAAAGAAAAAGAAGAAAAGCCAAAATTTGATACGGCCGGCGCAGAAAAAGCTCGTGGCGAATACGAGAAAATACAAAAAGATAAAAAAGAAAAAGAGGATGCCTCTAAAAACGCGCAATTGAATAAACAATTAGGTGGTCTTTGGAAACGATAATAAAATAAAAACAAAAGCATTATGGCAATTAAAAAGAAAATCGTAGAAAAAGCAACTGGAGAAAAATATGCATCAAAAGCTGCAATGAAAAAGCACGAAAAAACAGAATCAAAAGCAGAAATGAAAAAAGAGTATGGTAAAGTTAAACCTGCTGCAAAACAAATGAAGTCTCCTGCTAAAATGAAAAAATGCTAATATGGCATTTATAATGAAGGGATCTCCGTACAACGCGGTTAATACCCCTATTTATAGTGTTGATATGGATGACAATGTTTTAGGCATGGCTCAGAATAATGGAACTATACTTATAAACAAAAATGTTTCTCCATTAGAAATAAAAAAAAGCAAAACGGTTGAGCACGAGATGGTTCACATCGATCAAATGAAAAGAGGCGATTTGAATTATACTGACTCTCATGTTTTTTGGAAAGGTAAAAAATACTCAAGAGCATCTATGAAGGAAGGCAGCAAAAAGTTGCCTTGGGAAGTAGAAGCTTATAAAAAGCAATAATTACACGTAATATTAATATTAAACAAACAAACAAAATGGCATACAAACAAACACCAGGAAGAGGTAACAACTCAAAAACAGGACACGGAATTCCAGCTCCTTTTAAACAAGAACAAGAAAAATCTTTTTTTGATTCGGCTGTAGATAAAGTTAAAGAAGTTGGATCAGCAGTTAAATCTGGTTACAAAAAATTTGATAAATTCATGAAAGAGGGCGCTAGTGATGATTCAAGATACGGAGGAGCGCAAGACAGATTTCTTGGAGTACAATTACACGGAGCTAATGCTGGTAAAAAAGAAGTGCCTGCTAAAATGCCTACTAAAAAGAAAAAATAATAAATATAACCAATTAAATTAAATAAAAATGTCAGAAACAAAAAAGATTACCGCAGAACAATTAGAAAAATTAGTAAAAATTCAGAGAGAGCTTAATAGCATATTAGCAAACGTTGGTGTGCTTGAGTCACAAAAGCATGCTTTATTACACCAGTTAGCTGATTTCAACAAAGAAAGCGAAGATTTCAAATCTGAATTACAAGCCGAATACGGAGTTATTAATATCAACTTAGAAGATGGTTCTTATGTTGAGGTAGAGAGCGAAGTAAAAGAAGAGGCTAAGCTAGATGTTGTATAACAATGGACGCGGTTATTAGGAAGATAAGTATTGGAGCGGACTATAAGAACGAGGCAATGCACTATTCCATCGGACAACAAGTGTACGGAGGTCATGAGATTGCTTATATAAAGTCAGATCAAAAAGATTCTTCTTATAACATATATATAAAAAAGGGAGATGAAGTCATGCCTTGGAAGAAATTCAATTCCAACATGGCCATCTCCGTTGAATACGATTTGGAATATTAATGAACAGTGTATTTAATTTTATCGTTAAGCCAGTTGGTGATAGATACGATAATAAAATTAAAGTAGACGGCAAAGAGCTTATACTAAATACAAAAATAGAAAGTTTTAAATCTGTGAATAACTTAGCGGAGGTAATATCTACCCCGCTAGCTTATTCAACTAATATAAAAGTAGGTGATATTATTGTTATACATCATAATGTTTTTAGAAGATTCTATGACATACGAGGTAATCAAAAGAATAGTAGAGCGTATTTTATGGATGATTTATACTTTTGTGATCTGGATCAAATTTATTTGTATAAGTCGAATGACAAATGGCAAACAGTTGGAGACAGATGTTTCATAAAGCCATTAAAAAATACCGATCATTTAAAGCTTGATAAAGAACAAAAGCTTATTGGTATATTAAAGTACGGAAATAACTCCTTAGAAGAGCTTAAAATAAGTGAGGGAGATCTTGTCGGGTATACTCCTTATGGTGAATTTGATTTTATCATAGAAGGAGAACGCCTTTATTGTATGAAATCTAATGATATTGTAATTAAGTATGAACGTAAAGGAGACGAAGCAGAGTATAATCCAAGCTGGGCACAAAGCAGTTCTTGAGTTAATCAAGGTGGCTGAAGAAGCAATACTAGATAATGGTGAAGATGATTTGTCTGCTGATAAATTAAAGAATGCTGCCGCAACTAAAAAGCTAGCAATATTTGATGCGTTTGAGATACTCAGTCGTATTGAAGAAGAAGAAAAGCTATTAGTTGAAGTGGAAAAAGAAGCGGAAGTTAAGGTGTTTAAAGGGTTTGCAGAAGGGAGATCTAAATAATGTACGAGCAAACACTATATAAGATAGTGCCTGACTATATAAAGTCAAGTGTTATCAAACAGAACAATCGCTTAAACAAGTGGAAATATGGATATGATAAAGACCATGATGTGGTTGTTATTAGTAAAACTGGAAAGATTGGTGAGATTGTTGAGATCCAGAATTTAAAAATAGCATTACCATTAGTAGAAAACGCTTATTCAAGATCTGCTAAAAAAGAAGAACAGTATTGGGAGCAAATGGACTACCCAAAAGAGATAAGTAAAATAAAAAGCACATTCGATTGGAATAAACAACCGGATTCTTTTAAGGATAGGTGGTATGATTACATCGACAATGAGTTTAAATATAGAGAAGAAGGTTTATTCTTCTATAACAATGGAACTCCAACTTATATAACAGGTACACATTATATGTATTTGCAGTGGAGCAAGATTGATATTGGAGCACCTGATTATAGAGAATCGAATAGATTATTCTTTATATTCTGGGAAGCTTGTAAGGCAGATGCAAGATGTTACGGAATGTGCTATTTAAAGAATAGACGTTCTGGATTTTCATTTATGTCATCTTCCGAATTGGTAAATCAAGCAACTATATCTAGTGATTCCAGATTTGGTATATTATCAAAGTCTGGAGCTGATGCCAAGAAAATGTTTACGGATAAGGTTGTACCTATATCTATTAACTACCCGTTCTTTTTCAAACCTATACAAGATGGTATGGATAGACCAAAAACGGAATTAGCTTATAGAATACCAGCGTCTAAATTAACCAGAAAGAAGTTAGATTCTAACGACAAGGTTGAAGAGATGGATGGACTAGATACAACTATTGACTGGAAAAATACAGGAGATAACAGTTATGATGGTGAAAAATTAAAACTGTTAGTTCATGACGAGAGTGGTAAATGGGAAAAACCGGATAATATATTAAATAACTGGCGTGTTACAAAAACATGTTTACGTTTGGGATCAAGAGTTATCGGTAAATGTATGATGGGTTCTACTTCTAATGCTTTAGACAAAGGAGGAGAAAATTTTAAAACACTTTATTACAATTCAGATGTTACGAAAAGAAACCGCAATGGACAGACTAGTTCAGGACTATATAGTTTGTTCATACCTATGGAATGGTCGTACGAGGGATTCATTGATACTTATGGCTTACCTGTCTTCGACACTCCAGAAAAACCAGTCAAAGGAGTCGACGGAAACGAAATAGAATACGGTGTTATTGAACACTGGCAAAACGAGGTAGATGGTTTGAAATCTGATCAAGATGGATTAAACGAATACTACCGTCAGTTCCCAAGAACAGAGCAACACGCGTTTCGTGACGAAACAAAACAATCCTTATTTAATCTTACAAAGATCTACGAACAAATAGATTACAACGAGGATCTAAGAAACACCGATGTAGTAACCCGCGGAAGTTTTCAATGGGAGAACGGTATTCCTGATACAAGAGTTATATTCTACCCTAATAAAGACGGTAGATTTTTAGTTTCTTGGATACCTCCTGTTCATTTACAAAATAGAGTTATAGTTAAAAACGGCGTTAAATATCCTGGCAATGAACATTTAGGTGCTTTTGGATGTGACCCTTATGATATATCTGGAACAGTAGATGGCAAAGGATCTAACGGAGCATTAAGTGGACTTACTAAATTCTCTATGGAAGATGTTCCGCCTAACACATTCTTTTTAGAATATGTAGCTAGACCTCAAACGGCAGAGATATTCTTTGAAGAAGTATTAATGGCTTGCATATTTTACGGTATGCCAATACTAGCAGAGAACAACAAACCAAGATTATTATTTCATTTCAAACGAAGAGGGTATAGAGGTTATTCAATGAACCGTCCTGATAAAGTTTGGAATAAACTATCTATAACAGAAAAAGATATTGGAGGAATACCAAACTCAAGTGAAGATATAAAACAGGCTCACGCCGCTGCAATAGAATCATATATAGAAGATTTTGTTGGTTTCACTGAAAATGGATTTGGTAATATGTATTTCAATAAAACTTTAAATGATTGGTCTAGATTTAATATAAATGATCGAACAAAATATGATGCTGCTATCAGTTCAGGATTAGCTATTATGGCGTGTAACAAAAGTAGATATGCACCATCAGCTCCTGTAAATAAGCAGACATACAACTTAGGAATTAAAAAATACGACAATACAGGTTCTTTATCAAAAATATACTAAATGAATATATACACAAATACAAATAGCGCTTTTCCAAGTCAGGTGGTACCGGATGCAGTTAAGGCTTCTGAGGAATATGGCTTACAAGTATCTCGTGCTATAGAGCAAGAGTGGTTTGACCAAGGCCGTACTACTCAGAACAGGTATTTATCTAATTGGAATAACTTTCATCAATTAAGGCTATATGCTAGAGGAGAGCAGTCTGTACAAAAATATAAAGATGAATTAGCTACAAACGGTGATATTTCATACTTAAACTTAGATTGGAAACCGGTGCCTATTATATCTAAATTTGTGGACATTGTTGTTAATGGTATGTCGCAAAAAGGATACGATATAAAAGCGTACGCTCAAGATCCTGAGTCACTAAAATCTAAAACAAATTACGCGCAATCAATCTTAAGAGACATGTACGCGCAAGACCTTATTGAAAAAGCAAATGCTTTAACCGGTGATAACTTACAAAATTCACCATTAGGTAAAGACGAACTGCCTGAAACAAAAGAGGAATTAGAATTGCACATGCAGCTTAACTATAAGCAATCCATAGAAATTGCGGAGGAAGAAGCTATTAATAATACGTTGGCTCAAAACAAGTGGGATGAGACAAGACGTAGATTAAACTACGATTTAGCTGTATTAGGTATTGCTTGTGCTAAAACAAATTTTAATGTAAGTGAAGGAATTAAAGCAGAATATGTTGATCCAGCTTACTTAGTTTATTCTTATACAGAAGACCCTAACTTTGAAGACATATATTATGTTGGAGAAGTTAAAGCTGTTACAATACCTGAGTTGCAAATGCAATTCCCACACCTATCAGCAGAAGAATTATATAAGATACAACAAATGCCTGGTAATAGACAATATATTACAGGTTGGGGTAACTATGATGAAAACACTGTTCAAGTATTATACTTTGAGTATAAAACTTATATGAATCAAGTGTTTAAAATAAAATACGGTGAAAATGGAATGGAAAAAGTTATCGAGAAGACTGATGACTTTAATCCGCCACCAAGTGATAAATTTGACAAAGTATCTAGAACAATAGAAGTATTATACACAGGAGCAAAGATCTTGGGTACAAATATGATGTTAGAATGGAAGTTGTCGGAGAATATGTCTAGACCTTTTGCTAATATGACTAAGGTTGAGATGAATTATGTTATCACAGCGCCTAGAATGTACAAAGGAAGAATTGATTCTCTTGTAAACAAAATTACTGGGTTTGCTGATATGATTCAGTTAACACATTTAAAGCTACAACAAGTAATGTCAAAAATGGTACCTGACGGTGTGTTTGTTGATGTTGATGGTTTAGCTGAAGTTGATTTAGGTAATGGTACTAACTATAATCCAGCGGAAGCATTAAATATGTATTTCCAAACGGGTAGTATAATTGGTAGATCATTATCTCAAGATGGAGGAATGAATCCAGGCAAAGTGCCAATTCAAGAACTTAGCAGTTCATCAGGGCAAGCTAAGATCGCATCGTTAATACAAACCTATCAATACTACTTACAGCTTATTAGAGACGTGACCGGACTTAATGAAGCGCGTGACGGAAGTATGGCGGATAAAGATACTCTTGTAGGATTGCAAAAAATGGCCGCTAACGCATCAAATACCGCTACTAGACATATATTACAGTCTAGTCTTTATTTGACTCTTAGAATGTGTGAAAACATATCCCTTAGAATTGCAGATTGTCTTGATTATCCTTTATTAGCTAAAGTGTTAGAAGAAAGTATTACTACCTATAATGTAGAAACATTAAAAGAAATTAAATACTTAAATCTTTATGAGTTTGGTATATATTTAGAATTAGAACCAGACGAAGAAGATAAAGCTTTACTTGAGCAAAATATACAAGTTGCTTTACAAACAGGTGGTATTGATTTAGACGATGCTATTGATATTCGTCAAATTAAAAACTTAAAGTTAGCTAATCAAACTTTAAAATTTAGAAAGAAGAAAAAACAAAAAGCAATGCAAGAAGCGCAAATGGCTAATATACAAGCACAAGCGCAAGCAAATCAACAGACGGCAGAACAGGCAGCTTTGTTTGAAGTACAAAAACAACAAGCATTAACGCAAGAAACTGTAAACGTTGAGCAAGCAAAATCGCAATTTGAAATACAAAGAATGCAAACAGAAGCTGAAATAAAGAAACAGCTAATGGAATTACAATATCAATACGATATGCAATTAGCACAAATCAAAGCGCAAACAATCGATAAGAATCTGCAAGCAGCTGAAGATAGAAAAGATGCTAGAACAAAAATACAAGCAACGCAGCAATCAGAATTAATAGATCAACGTAAAAACAATTTACTACCTAAAGATTTTGAAACACAAGATGCCGGATTTGACGGCGACTTAGGCGGAATGTTTGGAATGTAATACCGCTATTAACCAATTTTATATTATTATATCATGTCAGAAACAATTAAACAAGAAGGCGAATTTAAAATGTCTAAGCCTAAAAAGCCTAGAAATTTAACTAAGCAACCTGAGATTACTAAAGTAGATTTAGTAGAGCCTAAGGTTGAACAGGAAATACCAAAAGTAATTATACCTAATACAGACGAAAATGCCATTCAAGAACAAAGCACAACAGAAAGCGTGTTACGCACAGAACAGCCCGAATTGGGATTGCAAGAAGTGGAGCCAGGAAACGAAGGGTCCTTTGAAAATGTTATTGAAGAAATATCAAACGAAGAAGTAGATACTAAAAGTATTGAGCAAGAAGTTGCGCATCATGTACAGGAGCAAATAAATACTGGTAAGCCTTTGCCGGAGAATATTGAGAAGCTAGTTAGTTTTATGGAAGAGACTGGCGGAACTATTGAGGATTATGCTAGATTAAACATCGACTATTCATCAGTAAGCAGCGAATCATTATTAAGAGAATATTATAAAAAGTCAAGACCACATTTAGACGCAGAAGAAATACAATTTCTAATGGAGGATGAATTCAGTTATGACGAAGAATTAGATGATGAGCGAGACATCAGAAAGAAAAAACTCGCATTTAAAGAAGAGGTTGCAAAAGCAAAATATTTCTTAGAAGATCTTAAGAATAAATATTACGACGAAATCAAGTTGAGACCGGGCGTATCAAAAGATCAACAAGAAGCATTTGACTTTTTTAATCGATATAAGAAGGATGAAGAGCAGAATGCTGCAAAGCATGCTAGGTTTAAACAGAATACTAAAAATCTATTTAACGACGAATTCAAAGGTTTTGAATATAGCGTTGGAGAAAAAAGATTTAGGTACGGAGTACAAAACCAAGAACAAATTGCAGAGAAACAATCAGACATTAGCAATTTCTTAGGGAAGTTCCTAGATAAAGAAGGCAACATTGCTGATACATCTGGTTATCATAAAGCTATCTACACCGCAATGAACGCTGATAAAATTGCACAACACTTTTACGAACAAGGAAAAGCAGATGCAGTTAAGGAAGTCGTTAGTAGCTCTAAGAACCCTACATCAACACAGCCAAGACAAGCTCCTGGAGATGTTTTTGTTAATGGTTTAAAGGTTAAAGCTATAAGCGGGTTTGATTCTTCTAAATTAAGAATACAAACAAAAAAATTTTAAACACTAAAAATTAAAAATTATGGCAGCAATTAGCCCGGCTTACGGTTCAATTAAACCGAGTCAAAAATTACAAGCGTTAGAATCTAACTACTTAAACTTTACAGACGGTAGTGGAAATGATTTCGCACAGCAATATTTACCAGAAATCTACGAAGCTGAAGTAGAGCGTTATGGAAACAGAACGTTATCTGGATTCTTACGTATGGTAGGGGCAGAGATGCCAATGTCTTCTGACCAGGTTGTTTGGTCTGAACAAAACAGATTACACATTGCTTACAAAGATGTATCTTGTGCTTCTGCTACAACTTTGACTTTCACAGTTGGTGGATCAGGACAAAACTTTGTAGAGAATGTTATTTCAGTAGGACAAACTTTAGTAGTTATGAGCCCGTCAACAGGTAAAGAACTTAAAGTTTATGTTACAGCTTCTACAACAGCTTCTACAACTGCTACAATTACAGTTAAGCCTTACACTCAATTAGATTTGACTACAGGTGCAGGAAACGTTGTAAACTTTGCTTCTGCTACAAACCTTAAAATCTTTGTTTACGGTTCTGAATTCAAAAAAGGAACTACAGATGCTTCTTTGAACTCTGTTACTCCTTCTTTCACTCAGTTCTCTAACTCTCCAATTATCATCAAATCTAAATATGCTATCAATGGTTCTGATACTGCACAGATTGGATGGGTAGAAGTTGCTACTGAAGATGGAACAAGCGGATACTTATGGTATTTGAAAGCTGAAGCTGAAACAAGATTGCGTTTTGAAGATTACTTAGAAATGTCAGTTATTGAAGGTGAATTAGTTTCTGGAGGTTCTACTTTAGGATCAGGAAATGGATTGAAAGGTACTGAAGGTTTATTCGCTGCTGTTAAAAGTAGAGGTAACGTTGTAAACAACTTTACTGCTTCTGCTGGATTAGCTGATTTCGATTCAATCTTGAAAAACTTAGATACTCAAGGAGCTATCGAAGAAAACATGTTCTTCTTGAACAGAGCTACTTCTCTTGACTTTGATGATATGTTGGCAGGTTTATCTGCAGGTTCTGCAGGTGGTGTTGCTTACGGATTGTTTGAAAACTCTGAGCAAATGGCTTTGAACTTAGGATTCTCTGGATTCCGTCGTGGATCTTACGATTTCTACAAAACTGACTGGAAATACTTAAATGATGCATCTACTCGTGGAGGTATGGCTAATACTGCAATTGACGGTATCCTTATTCCTGCTGGAACATCTACAGTATACGATCAACAATTAGGAACTAACATTCGTCGTCCATTCTTACACGTTCGTTATAGAGCTAACCAAGCTGATGACAGACGTATGAAAAACTGGATCACTGGATCTGTTGGAGGTGCTTACACTTCTGATCTTGATGCAATGGAGGTACACTTCTTGTCTGAAAGATGTTTAGTTACTCAAGGTGCAAACAACTTCGTATTGTTTACAGCTTCTGTATAATTCTTTGGTGATATTACCCTCGTTGAAACTACGGGGGTAATTATTACCTTTTTAAAAATTTATTAAATTATATTATATTATGGCAATTGCAAAAAAAGAAACAGCACCTACAAGTGCAAAGGTAGATAACACAACTCAGGACGTTGATATGGTTAATGAAATAGAAGTTAACGAAAAAGTTGAAGTTACCACTAAAAAAGAACAAGCATCTAAAGAAGTAAAACCAAGCTGGGAAATTAAAGATAGAACTTATATTTTATCAGATAGCCATTCTCCACTTACATACATGCTTCAAAGTAAACACACTTCTAGATACCCATTAATTTGGTTTGACAATGTTACTGGTCAACAAGAAGAATTACGATATGCTACAAATCAGAACTCACCGCTTGTAAGTCAACAAAAAGGACAAGCAACGTTGGGACACGTTTTATTTGAGAACGGTATATTAAACGTTCCAAAAGAAAAACAAAATTTGCAAAAATTACTTTCATTATATCATCCAGGTCTTGGTATTAAATATACTGAATTTGATCCTACAGCAGAAGCTGAAGATGATTTGGATTGGTTAGAATTAGAAGTAGACGCTATGAGAATGGCTTTTGAAATGGATATAGATGAAGCTGAAGCTATTGTTAGAGTTGAAGTTGGTTCTAGAGTTAACAAGATGAGCTCTAAAGAAATCAAGAGAGACTTGCTATTATTCGCTAAAAGAAATCCAGCTTTATTTGTAGAACTTGCAAATGATGACAATGTACAGCTTCGAAATTTAGCTATTAGAGCTACCGAAGCAAATATTATACACTTATCACAGGATCAAAGAACTTTCTCTTGGGCTGAAAATGATAGGAAATTAATGACAGTGCCATTTGATGAAAATCCATACTCAGCAATGGCGGCTTTCTTTAAAACCGACGAAGGCGTTCAGGTCTTTAGGTCTATAGAGAAAAAACTTAAATAATACGTAATATTAATATATAGGCGGTTATTGTACTTAAAACTGCAATAACTGCCTAAATATTATAATAAATATAACAGATGGCAATAAATGTAGATACAGTTTACAAAACCGTTTTATCGATACTAAATAAAGAGCAGCGTGGATACATGACTCCTCAGGAATTCAATAAAACAGCAACACAAGTACAACTTGAAATATTTGAACAATATTTTGACGATCTTAATCAACAACTCCGTGTACCTCAAAGTGACGAAGATTATGCTGATAGAGTGGCGAATATTGAAGAGAAGATGTCTATATTTGAAACCACAGGTTTATGCACATACACAGCTAATAGTGCGGGTGGATATTTTTCATTGCCTACAACTGATGCGTATGGGGTAACATACTCGCCATACAGATTAGGCTCTTTAGCTTACAAAAATGTATATGGCACAACATTAGGACCATTAGAGGAGCTGCAGAGATCTGAATTTTACTTAATACAGAATTCAAGACTAACTGCATCGACATTAAAAAATCCTACTTTCTTAAGAGAATCAAATAGAATAATAGTAGCGCCTAGCTCTATTATAACCAATATAACAGCAAACTATATTAGAAAACCATTAGATCCTGTTTGGGGCTTTACCGTTGGATCTAGGGGTCAATATATTTATAATCCAGCAGCTTATTCCCCTGGGACACCAGCGACTGGATCAAGAAACTTTGAATTGCATGAATCAGAACAAACAAGAGTTATAATCAAAATATTAATGTACGCAGGTATAATAATAAAAGATCCACAAATTGTTCAAGCAGCTGCTCAGCAATCACAATTAGAAGATATAAACTCTAAAAGCTAAATAGACTATGCCGATGCCTAATGGCGGTTTAATTACCGAAACAAACAGACAATATTACGAAGGTGCTCAAGGCTTTATAGCTAGTGGAACTACAGCTTCGTTTACTACAACATTTGACACAAATTTAGAATTTGGCTCGTTCAATCCAAATGCTACACCTTATGCTTTAAATAATTTTAAATTATATACCAGTGAAACTGGATATGCTGAATCATGGACAGAATATACGTCAGCATATACTGTAGTTGGTAACACAATAACATTTGGATCTACTCCATTAGCCGGTACTCATATAGTGGTTCAGCTTAAAGTATTAAGTGGAGGGAATTATGGAGACCCTTCTGTACCAGGCAGTTATGCTTTTGGAGATACAGTAGAGGATAATTACGGATCGTATTCTTATATAACATTAGACGATGTAGTGAATAACTTCATGATTGCTTATGTTGGAAACGGCAAGCTTATAAGTTCAGTTAAGAAAACAGATGTAATTTTCCATGCAAAAAGAAGTTTACAAGAATTTAGTTACGACGTTTTAAAAAGCGTAAAGTCTCAAGAATTAACTGTACCACCTAGTCTTAGCGTTGTTATTCCTCAGGATTATGTTAACTATGTTAGGCTATCATGGATAGATTGGCATGGTGTTAAACATATTATATACCCAACTAATAACATTACAATAGACCCTTACGAAACTCCTATTCAAGATGATTTAGGTGTTCCTGTACAAGATGATTTTGGATCAAACGTTCAAGGTGATTCAATAACAGAAGAGAGATGGAAATACCACAATTGGGGAGTTGAATCTTACGACCTTGGAGCATTTGTTGGCGATTGGAGAAATGGTGATTGGTGGGTACAAAGCGCTTGGTATGGTAGAAAATATGGATTAGATCCACAATTTGCTAATGTTAATGGTTACTTTACAATAAACGATCGTGAAGGTAAAATATCTTTTAGTAGTGATCTAATTCATAGATTAATAGTATTAGAATACATTTCTGATGGTTTGGCTTATGAAATGGATTCAAGAGTGCCTAAAATGGCTGAGGAGGCCATGTATGCGTACATCTTACATGCTATTATATCAACAAAAGCAAATCAACCAGAATATTTAGTACAACGTCTTAAACAAGAAAAGAATGCTAAATTAAGAAACGCTAAGATAAGATTATCTAATATTAAATTAGAAGAAATAACTCAGGTTCTTAGAGGTCAATCAAAATGGATTAAACACTAATTAAATGGCGGAAATTAAAAATAATTTTCTTAGTTCTAAAATGAACCAAGATATAGACGATAGATTAATGCCTAACAATGAATATCGTTATGCATTAAATCTTGAAATCAATAGATCGGAAGCATCGGACGTTGGGACATTGCAAAATATATTAGGTAATAGTTTAGCCGTTGATTTTAGATCTATTACGGGAAAATCAAACTTAGAATGTATTGGAGTTTTGCCGGATGAATCAAATAATAATATATACGTTTTTTTAACGGACTATAGTGGAACTACATATAGTACAACTGCTGGAAATTATATTTATGTATATAATAACTTGCAGCCGGTTTCAATAGCAAATCCTAAATTATTAGTTTCAGGTGCTTTCCTTAACTTTTCAACTTTATATCCAATATACGGAATTAATTTAATAGAGAATTTACTTTTCTGGACTGATAATAGAAATCAACCTAGAAAGATAAATGTTATTAATGCATCAAATAATAGCGGATATTATACAGTTGAAGAACAAATATCAGTAGCTAAGCTTAGCCCTTTATATGCCCCACAGCTTTATCGTGAAAGCGTAGTTGCTCCTGGTGAATATGAAACAACTATGTATGATGTTGTTAGTCCTGATTTACCAGATGGCACTACAAACCCGTATTATGTTGCTGATTGGCCTGGTGATCCAGCTTATTTAGAAAGCAGATATGCTAGATTTAGTTATAGATATAAATTTGAGGATGGAGAATATTCAATTATGGCTCCATTTACTCAAATAGCTTATATACCAAAACAAGATGGTTTCTTTTTATATGAAGGACCAGTTGCTCCCGGTGGTGAACCTGTGCAGGATGATGAAACAAGTGCTTATAGAAGTACAATTGTTGAATTTATGGAAAATAAAGTTAATGATATATTGCTTCAAATACCATTGCCATGTCCTGCTAATACCATGTATTCTTTATATAAGATAGTAGAATTAGAGATATTATACAAAGAAGCGGATAGTATAGCCGTTAATGCAGTTGATGCAATACCAACTATTCCAAGAGCTGGTTCTTTTTGGAATACAACTGATATGGTATATAGCTACGATTACCCCTCTAAAAAACCATTTAAAACATTACCTAATAGAGATGTTATAAGAGTTAACGACATAACACCTGTAAAAGCATTAAGTCAAGAAATTGTCGGGAATAGAATTGTTTATGGTAATTACCAAGATAAATATACTTATCCTAAATATTTAGATTATAATGCTGGAGCTAGTGAAAAGTTTGGTTTTGGATTTGGCGCTAGCGAAGGCACCAGCGTTGTAGAATATCCTAATCATTCTGTAAAAGAAAATAGAAATTATCAAATAGGTGTTGTATTAGGGGATAGATTCGGTAGAGAATCAGGTGTTATATTATCGGATCAGCTGTCATCATTTGACAGTTCATTTGGAGCATCGTCTTTATATTTACCATATACCGAACCTGGCACACCCGCTCCGTATAATTGGTTTGGTAATTCATTAAAGGTATTATTTAATCAACCAATACAACCTGCGGCTCCAAATCCTTCTACAGGATGGCCTGGAATATATAATGGTGACAAAACATCTCCTAATTATAATCCATTAGGTTGGTATTCATACAAAATAGTAGTAAAGCAAACAGAGCAAGATTACTACAATGTGTACCTTCCTGGGGTTATGGCCGCATATCCAAATAGTACAACTTTAGAATTAGGTAAAACATCTCATATTGTATTACTTAATGATAATATAAATAAAATACCAAGAGATTTAAGTGAGGTTGGGCCCGCACAAAAACAATTTAGGAGTAGTGTTATTTTATTTCCTAGAGTTAATAATAATACTTTAGCTTATAACAATGAGCAATACTACCCTGGAAACGAATACGCTTTCGCTAGCACAATAGCTACAAGTAATTCTTTGTTTTATCCTGATGGGGTTTCTCCAACTACGCCTCCGGCTGGTTTTTTAAATTTCTATCAAATAAATTCTGACCCTTTAATAGCTAGATTATCTACGCCGCAAGAACTAGGTGTAATAACTTCCACAAACGATGTTATAAATTTAGCCATATACGAAACCAAACCGGTAGAATCTAAATTAGATATATATTGGGAAACCTCAACTTCCGGTTTAATAAGTGAATTAAATACAGCAATACAAAGTGGATCTTCCGCTAGTGTTGATTCTATGGTGGGGTGGAGTTTTACATTATCAGAAGCTAATGGACCTGGAACAGTAGTTACAACACCGTTTAAATTTAAAGATGTATTAGGAGCGGATATAACGCCAACTAGTGTAGTATTAGATAGTGTGCTTACAGGCGAAGCTTCTCCTACCGATGTGACAAGTAAATTTGTATTAGAAAGGGTTGGAACTACAAATACATATATAATTAAAACTGCTCCCGCAGCATATTTTTATTATGGTTTTAATGCCTCAACAGTTAATCATTACTTTTTCACCATTAGCGCTACCGTAGGAGCTCCTCCCGTGTCAAATTCTTTTGTTCAGGACGGATACTTAAGTAATGTTAATCCAACAATAACTAATAAACCTACTACACCATTTAACATGGCTATAGGCGACGTGGATATTTACGATTTTAACGGGGTAAATGGATCAAATCCAACTGGCGGATTAAGCACGGCTGGTTTAACTTGGACGGTTACAAATGCAGATGGTACGCCAACAACTATATTTACTATAACTTCAGGCGGATTATTACAAGATCTAAGTGCTTTAGCGGAAGGAACATTCAACCTAAAAGTAACATTGACGGAAGCGTCTGGTAATACAGACTTTGTTAATATAACTGTTATATATCCTTTTAGAAATTCTGTTACATTTACTAGTTGGTCATCTAAATGTGGAACCGTATCAGCTATTGAAACTACTACTGGGTTTATAACAATCACTGGTTCTGATGCTAATTTTAACGCATTTGCAACAGTAAATACCGGTACGGTTAGTATTACTACCGATGTGATAATTAATGGGACGTCATTAAACGCTTTTAGAAATACAAACGGAACGACCAATTCAGGTATTCTAACTTTATCAGCAGGTACCTATCCATACTTTATAGAAGTTGATAGAGTAATTTCTGGTTCCGGAGTAGGTTGTGGTGGTATAAACTACATACAATAACAAAAAAGGTATGGTAAACATGCTTATAAATAAGTAATAATAATTATATGGCAGCAGTTGTAGAAGTAAAATATTTTAACACATTCATATTAAAGAAAGTATTCGCTGGAGGAAACACCCCTGTTTGGGGTGGATCTTTTGGTATACCTACTACTATAGATGGTGACAATACTGGTTATCCAATATCTACTGTTGTTCCGAGTACTACAAAAGAATGGTTTATTGAGGAAGCTAGAATAAGAGGCGGCTACAATAATTTAACAGTTGACTTTGGTGTTAAAGCATATATAGTAGACGCAACGAATACCGCGGCTATTAGATCTAGTGCATTAATATATTCTGGATTGTTTAATTCAAGAACAGGTGTTAACAATACAAATCAATTTTCTTCAGGAGAAGAAATAACTAAAGGATTAGATCCAGCAAATGGTTCAATTCAAAGATTATATGCTGAGGATACTAACTTAATTATATTCCAAGAGAATAAGGTTAGTAGAGCATTGATAGATAAAGACGCAATATATTCAGCAGAAGGTGCTGGTACTGTTACAACTTCAAACGTGGTGATTGGGCAAACACAGGCTTACGCTGGTACTTATGGTATTAGTAAAGACCCTGGTAGCTTTGCTGTCTATGGATACAGAAAATACTTCACAGATAGAAATAGAAACGCGGTCCTTAGATTATCTCAAGACGGTATAACAGAAATATCACAATATGGTATGACTGATTATTTTAGAGATGAATTTAGCAATATAGACACTGCAACTTATGGTCCTGGAAAAGTAATTGGAGGATGGGACACACATAATAAACAATATGTATTATCTACACAATCATCAGCAACTACGCCGGATCAATACAAGCAAGATAAAACATTGGGATTCAGTGATGACGCTAATGGCTTTACTAGTTTTTATTCTTTTATACCTTCGCAAATATTAAGTTTAAAAAGTAAATTTTATACTTTAAATAAAGGTAGGCTTTGGGTTCACTATAATGAAGCCGCTAATACAAGAGGTAATTTTTATGGCGTTCAATATAATTCAAATATAAGATTTGTTTTTAATGAAGCGCCTAGTAATGTCAAAGTATTTAAAACAATAAATTACGAGGGAGCAAATGGATGGCAGGTTGATTCGTTTAGATCTGATTTAACAGGTCCTGATTATTTAAACTCTGGTTATATAAACACTCAAGACGTTGCTGGTGTATTAACTACGCCTGCAGTATTTAGTTATATGACAGGAGCATACGATGATTATGGCAATTCATATCCAAGTACATTGTATCCGCCAATCAATAGAGCTGGGTTCGATAGAAAAGAAAACAAATATATGGCAGTTCTAATGAATAAGAGTGAGCCAAACCCAGAAGAAATTTCTTTTGGTAATGAAATATCAGGAATTAAAGGTTATTTTGCAATAGTAGATATGTCGTTAGACAATGCTACAGATGTTGGCGGGGCTAAAGAATTATTTGCTGCGTCTTGCAATTATGACTTTTCAGTATACTAAAATTAAATTAAATTAAATGGAATTAAAATTAAGATCATTACAAGAGTCTGATTGGGAAACTTTACAAACTTGGTGGAAAGCATGGGGCTGGCCTGAAATGAGTAAAGATTTAATGCCTTTAGATGGCTTAGGAGGATTAATTGTAGAAAAAGATAGTAAACCTATAGCGGCCGGGTTTTTGTACCTTACGAATGCTAAGGTTGCTTGGACCGAGTGGATTATATCAGATCCTAATTATAGAGATGAAGATAGAACTGAGTGTTTAAAAATGATTGTACAAGGTTTAGAGGATGTTGCTGTAAATGCAGGATACAAAATAGTATTAAGCGTTGGCAGAAGCAAAGGTTTATTAAAAATACATAAAGAATTAGGGTATACAGTGGATGATAATCCATCGTATGAAATATCAAAAAAAATAGCATAATATGGCATTAGCAGCAGCAATTATAGGTGCAGGAGTCGCAGGTGTTGGCGGATTAGTTTCAGCTAACCAATCGAAGCAAGCAGCTAAAGGATTTAAAAATGAAGCACAGCGTAAAGAATGGGAAATTTCTGAAATGGAAAGAAATAGACAGGTTATACCTAATCCTTATGCAAATGTAAAAGATCTTAGCAGCATGGCTAAAGACCTTAGTGGTATGGTAAGTAATCCGTATGCTAACCTAGGCGTTGCTACTCAAGCTGCTGAAATACAAATAGAAGAAGCTGATATATCATTGGCTAATACTTTAGATGCGCTAAAGTCTACCGGAGCAGGTGCTGGTGGTGCTACTGCCCTAGCCCAGGCTGCATTGCAAAGTAAGAAGGGGGTATCTGCTAGTATTGAACAGCAGGAAGTTGCTAATGAAAAATTAAAAGCAGAAGGCCAAGCTCAAATGCAACAATTAAAAATGGCTGAGGCTCAAAGATTACAAAATATTCAACTTAGCGAGGCACAAAGAATGCAATTAACAGATATTGAATCTACTAAGTTCCAATATGGAGAAAAGGAAGCAAGAGATATTGCAAAACTAAATAGATTATCAGGGCAACAATCACAAGCTACCGCTAATGCTGCTGCTGCAAAGCAAGCGCAAAATCAAGCTTTTGCATCGACTATTGGCGCTGTGGGCAGCATTGCCGGGGGATATTTAGCTGGTAGGTAGTAATTAATAATATAAAAGTATATAAATAATGGGATATTATGAAAACCCTCCAATAATAAATCTTAATAGAGGATCTGAAAAAATTGCTGCTGGGTTTGCTAACGCAACAAATTCTATTGTCGATGCTTTAATAAAAAGAGGAGACAGACGACGTGAAGAGGAAAAAGAGCAAAAACTTACTATAAAGAAACTACAAGAAGAAAAAAATAAGGTAGATCTTTATTATAATGATTATATATCAAATTGGTCAAAAGATCAGCCTCAAGGCAATCCTATAATAGAGCAATCAAAAGCATTATTGCAGCAAAAGATACAAATGGCTGCAGATGCTAGAATAGCTTTAACAATGGAGACAGATCCTACGAAACGTAAGGATTATTTAAAAACAATAAGCAATGCCGAAAGCTTTATGGACATTGCTGGAAAGTTTGGTAAAAACGCAGCAGGAGAAATTCTTACATACAGACAAACTCCTGGTATTGCAATGAATACTCCTGGTGGATGGGCTGTAAATGCTGATGATGAAAATTTAGGCAAGACAACCGATACGTTAAATGTATTGTCGGGTATGACTCAGGAATATGAAAACCACAATGTAGAACTTGTCGATTTAGGCGGTACTTTTGCGGTTAAAATATCTGGAAAGAAAAAAGACGGCAAAACATTTGAAAATGTAGTTAATGCTAGTGACTATTTAAACTCAGATGGAAGTGGTACAGGTGGCTTCTTACAAAAAGTTGAAAATGTTGATGAGTTTAGAAAACAATCTTTAAATAGTATTATTGATAAAGAAACTGGCAAAATAGCGCCATCATTTTTGGATACTAGAATAGAAACCGTGAAATTACCAAGTGGCGGCGGAGACACTTATGAAATAGTAGGCGCACAAAGATTAAATGACGTAGGAATTAGAGATAGAATCAGAAGTGAGGCTTCTATAAAAGCGGCTGGTTATTTAAGAGGAGGTGACACCGCAAGTACAAGGGCATTGGTTAATTCAACATTAGAGATGGGACCTAGCTACTATGATAAAGTATTTAAAAAAATAGAAAACGTTGACCTGCAAAAAGCTGAGTTAACTAGATTACTAGAAGAAAATGCTTTCAAAGATTTTGTTAAAGATTACAAAACTACGGTAGAGAATGGAAAAATAGTTTATTGGGGTGGCGAAGGAAAAGTTAGAATGGTACCAGAAGAAACTAAAGCTGCTAAATCTAGCGCAGGTAAAACTGGTAGTGCAAAAACTACTGGAACAATAAAAAACCAACAAGCATTTAATAAAAGAGTTGAAAACTTGATTAAAACTAAAAAAGGTGGTATATCAAAAGGTGGATTTACACTAGGCTTATTAGATGGTAGATGGACTTTATATGATAAAGACGGAGTACCTAAAGTTGGAACAGAAAACATCACTAGTCCAAGCGCATTAGCAACATACATAGGATATTCTCCTGAATTACCTTAATACTAAAATATAATAAACATGTCTATATACACTTATAACGGAGCAGAATTTTCAGAAGAAGATGTAATTGCTAAAGCAAAAGAAAAAGGTATGGATTTAGATTCATATATTGATAAATTTGGCATTGAGAGAGTTAGCGATGGTGGTCCGGGAAAGAAAAAACCCGTTGTAGTGGGGGATGCAACTGTGGCGGGAACAAAAAATACGGCATCCAAATCGGCAAAACCTTCATCGGCATCACAAGATAATCCTTTTGGTAAAGTAAAAATATTTGATCCGTTAAATATTACTAAAAACGCTTTAGACAACGCAAAGATGCAGGCAACTAAAAAAACATCCGCATCATTTGATCAATCAAAAAGTAATTATACTAAGTTTGATTTTTCCGCTTTAGATAATACACAAAAGGCAGCCGACTTTAAAGAATATGGTATTTCTGATGAATTTAAAGTTAAAAAAGCTAAAGAAGCAGAAGCCAAAAGAAACGATGAATTACTTTCATTACAAAAACTAAAAAACACAGCTGTTAGGAATAGGAAAGATTATAAAGAAGCTATTGATCTAATAAGCAAAGCCGAGGAATTGGACGACGACTTTGTTGCTGAATTAGATGCTGATATACAATCTCAAAAGGAAAGAAACGGCACAATGACTACAATAACCACACCAGGTGGTGGTGTTGCTGGCTTTGGAGGAGGTGGCGGAGGCGTTGAGAGTTCATATAAATTTTTAGCATTTCCAGACGAAAGAAAAGAAATTATAAATGAATTTAAAAAGCAAAACAAAAAATACACAGAAAACGACGTAATAAACCTTGCTGCTGAATTATACAAAAGTAAAAAGCAAAAAGAAAGGGTTTATAGCCAAAAATATGACGCTATGGAAGACCTTGATGGTTATAGCGACGAAGTACAGTCTTTTGTTAAAGATTATACAAAAAACGAAGACAAAGTAACAGATATTAATTTAGCTAAAGTTGTTGTACAAAAAAATTACACGCAAGCAGCTATTGAGAAAAAAGCAAAGGAACAAGCTTTATTAGAATCGAAGCTAAAGCCTGCTAGTTACGAGTTTTCATCAGAAGCCGAACTTAACGAGCAGAATGAATTAATAAAGAAAATAAATACAGGAAGACAAGAATTAAAATCTAGTTTTGATCATTATAAAAGTCTTAATGAAGCGGAAGGTAAATTAGAAAATAAATCTACAACTCTTAAACAAGATGTAGATTTGCTTAATAAGGAATGGAACTGGTGGAGTAAGACTGGATTAAAAACGTTAAACGCATTTAGTTCGCTTGGGGGCGGAATTGCAGGCGGTGTGGCTTATTTAGCAGACTTAGGCGTTCAAGCCGGTACATTAGGCACATGGGACAACTCATTCGGAAATTACGTTTCTGAAAAAGTAAGAAGCAATAGGCAATCATTTGAAGAGCAAGTTGCAAAGCCTAGAGAAAAGTTTTATAGCATTGAGTCGGTTGGAGAAGGGGCTACTGACGCTATATTAAACCAATTGCCTATTATAGCAACCGCCGCTGCAGCTCCAGAAGTATTCGCTCCAGAATTAGTAGGGCTTGGTATTGGGCTTGTTTCTGGTACGGGATCTAAATATGCCTCTATGTTGGAAGAACAGAAGTACGGTTCATTCGACAAAGAAGGTAATAAAACTATGCCCCAATATAGCCCAGCTCAATTAATGGCTGTTCCTTTATTATTTGGAGCATTTGAGGGAGGGTCTGAATATGTTGGAGGAAGAGCATTAAGTAGATCGATAGGTAAATGGCAACAATTAATGGGCAAAGCCACAGACAAAGAAGTTGACTTATTATTATCCGGCGTTAGAAAATCAGTACAAAAACAATCATCAGAATTTGCTACAGCTTTATTGCAAAATTACGGAGAGGAAGTGCCTTTTGAAGTAATTAATCAAGTATTTGGCAATGTTACCGATAATATTTTATTAGGTAAAAAAGATGTAAATCCTTTAGATGGTGTATCAGATGTTATTTTTGATACTGGCGTTGTTTCTACAATGTTTGGGACAGCCCCACATATTGCAGGCGCAATATACAAACCATTTATACCAAGTTCTGATGTTGTTAAATTAGCTGAAAACAATAAAAGAATAGCGGATATGCTAAAAGGAGTAGATTTTGAAAAATTATCTACAGATGAAAAAAATATTATTGATTCGAAAGTATCTGCTCTAAAAGACAGTTCTAGCAAAATAATAAACAATATTGCTGGAATGATCGGTACAACAGATACTCAAGATTTGCTTGATTTGAACAACTTTAGCAAACAGATGATCGATGTTAAAAAACAAGCTCAAGTAATAAACAATAGCTCCAACTTATCTGAGGAGCAGAAAAAAGCAATGCTATCCGAAATGAAGTCAGAGTATTCTGAATTAAGCTCTGTGTATAATGAAAAGCTATCTAGAGCATATAGACAAGAACAGTCATTTAAGAAGGCTAATAGTTTTTTAAATAACAGAAGGATCAACAAAGATATTAAATTAGGTAATAAATTTTCAACACAAGTATTATTAGAAAATCCAAATGTTGATTTTAAATATGCAGACGGAAAAGAGATAGTTAATATGATGATGTCTGACCCTGCTACATTTGAAGAAATAAAAAAGAAAGCAGATAAAATTGAAGCTGCTGACGTTGCTAATGGTGCGGAAAAATATTCACCTGAACAAAGAATATTTACACAAAAAGCGGTAGCTTCTGAAGGTGTAAATGCAAATGGTTGGTTCGATCCGAATACAAATAAAATATATGTAAATAAATCAAAATCTTTAAAAGAAGGTAGATTTGGTACAGCTCGCCATGAATTTTTCCATAAGGTTTCTCAAAACTTTGCTAATAATATGGGATCCATCGGTACTGCATTATATGATTTTGTTAAAGAATCACATTCTGGCACAAAGAAATTTGAAGAAACGGATTTCTATAAAAGAATGGATCAAGAAATATATGATCTGAATAAAGAAACAAAAAGATTAGAAGAAAATTCAAAAGTTGAAATATCTAATTTAAAAACGCAATTAGATAAAAATCTAATAAACCAAAGCGAATTTAACACTGCTTCTAAAGCTATTAATCAAAAATTAGATAACAACATTAAGATAGCTACGGATGCGGCTTATGAGGAAGCATCGACTATTCTAGCGGAATCTTTAGAAGAAAACGATATACAGATTGCTAAAGATGTTAGCTCACAATTAAAATTTGACGAAGAAGGTAATGTTGTATTTAACAATGCTAAAGACGTATTTAATTTTATAGTAGCTTACAATGAATCATTCTCAAAATCAAAAGGTTCAAAATCAATTGAAGCTGCTAGCAAGGGTAAAGTAGCCGGCGAATTAATAAAAGAGGTTCCAACTAAGTCAGCAGGTGATCAGATAAAATTATCAAAACCACAATCTGAAATATTAAAGCAGGAATTAGCTGATTTAGAAGAAAATGAAGATGATTATGATCCAGATGATTTTGATCAACAAGTTGCAAATCTTGAAGGTAAAATTAAAAGAGCTATTGAAAAAGAAAAATCTAGTCCTAAAGTAGAAACTGTCAAAAAAGAAGCTTTAACAGAAGAAGACGAAGTAAAAGAAATAATAAAAGAAAATAAAGCCTCTGTAGCTTCTGACAAAGTTCAAAAAATTTATGAACTAAAAGGAAAAGAAGGTGCTCAAGATATTATAAATTTATTTAAACCTATTACTAAAAAAATAGTTGATAAGCGAAGAGACGCCCCTGGATTTGATAGAGAATTATTAACAGACGAAATAGAAACCGGAGTAGGAGGTATTTTAGATTTAATAACAAAATATAAGCCAGAATCTGGAATACCATTAGCCGCTTACATTAATAAATATTTACCTGTAAGAGCTATCGCAACTTCTAAAAAATTACTTGACAAAGAATTTAGCAAAGACGTTACTGAAGAAAAAGGCTTAATGGCTGAAGAGACTATCTCTGAGACTAAAGAAAAACCAAAATACACTAATGCTTTAGGCGCAAAGGTGTTTGATGATGCTGTTATAGATGCAATTAATAAAAAAATAGTGAGCACTATTAGAACATTGAAGTCAAAAATTGATGCGCCAATATCTTTAAACAGAACAGTTACACCGTTAATTGCAGAAATTAGGGATGAAATAGGAAAACAGGTTGACATCGATGTTAAAACCGCTATGGGTGGCAAAAAAGATAATCAACTTAAAAATTGGTTATTAAAGAATAAAAAATATATTCTTGAGAACATGACCACAACATGGTTAATGGGATTAGACGGGAAAGGCGGAATACCACAAGCTATTCAAAAACAAATTAACGGCAAATGGGTAAGCTATCCTGATTGGGTTGGCAAAAAAATTGATAGAGAAACCACGTCGACAGATCAAGCTGGTAGAACTTCTGGGGCTGAATTAGTTAGAAGACTGCCAAACGTAGCTAACAATGTTTCTAGTGAAGATTTTATTGCTCAAATATTAGAACCAAGTGGTAATCCAATTAGAGGTAGAAAAGAGTCTTTAGCTAAAGCTATAGCTGAAGAGACAGCATTTGATATTATTAAAAATGATTTTGAAACAGAAGGGCTTATATTTGAAGCTTTTTCAGCAAATCAAGAAAGATTAGGGGCTGTATTAGACAAAAATATAAAAGCTGTATTTGAGAATCAAGCAGATAGAGGAAATGTAAAATTTTCAAGAGCACTTAGAAGAGGTATAGATATTTCATTATCAAAATTAGGTGATGACATTTTATCTGCTCCTGATATTGATTCCGAAGTAAAAGTTATTAATAATTGGATAGCGAGTGATGGTAGATCAATCAGAACTTTGGCTTATGTATTATATGGAGAAGATAACGAATTAACAACTAATAAAGGTCTATTTGAAAAAATACTTTTACCTATAATCACCACAAATTCTAAATTTGAAGGTTTAATTGGAAAAGATTCATATAGATTAGGAAAAGTTGGTAGCGGTTATTCTATATATTTTGGTAAGGACAAAGTTGGGCTTTGGAAAGACACTGAAATAATAAAAAGAAATTGGCTTAAAAATGTAGATATTATAAATAAAGAAGCCGAACTAGCTACAAATCAACTTATTGATGTTATTAATTATTTTAAAGATAATAGATATACAGAAGAAGATTTACGTAGTTATTTTTCAGTTTTAAAATTTGACCAAAGAGGACTTGCCAGAAAAGTATCAAAAGCAGGATTAGCTATATTAGGCCTTACAAAAGAGCAAAAACCATATTTAGAGCATAATGCGCCTAATTATAATATTATGGAAAATGCTATTGCTTTTTTTAATGAAGATATTAATGAGAAGCAATTAAGAAATTTTATAGAAAACGCAAAAGTTAATCTAGTTCCAGCTGATATAAATGACATTTTACCGGAATACATCGAGGGTAAAAATAGAATGCATGATCCAAATGTTGTATTGTATATTAAAGATTTCATGGACAATGGCTATGAAGTTGTTAATTTAGAAAGCGAATATGGTTCTAAAAAAGAATTTGACACATTAGTAAATTCCGCAAAAGAAAAAATAGACAATAGAAAGCGTAGTAAAGGAATTTCTTCTGAGTTTAACGATATAATAGAGAAAAATAAAGGCGTAGAAAGTTATAAAAACTTTTCTGATATTGTTGCTAGAAGAAGAGGCCTAGGTAAAAATAAATTTGATGTTTATGTTCCCGCTTCAGCTGCAGATTTTGAATTATTGCTATACAACTTTATGGGTAAAGGCGCAGACGGCGAAAAACAAAAGAAATTTTTTACTGACACTTTGCTAAAACCTTATGCTAATGGAAATGATTTAATGGATGCAGCAAGACAATCTATTAAAAGAGAGTACAAGCAACTACTAAATGAGTTTCCAGATGTAGCTAAGATGATTGAAAAAAGGACTCCAGATGGAGACTTTACTTATGATCAAGCAATTCGTGTTGCAATGTGGAATGAAGAGGGCGTGGACATTCCAGGCTTATCACAACGCGACTCTAATAAGCTAACTACACTTGTTAACTCAGACCCAGAATTAAAAGCTTTTAAAGATGCTCTAATTGTAACTGGTCGACAAGGTAGAGGCTGGATAAAACCAGAGGAATATTGGGATGCAAATACTATTATATCTGATTTACATAATTTAACCGAAGGCGAAGGTAGAAAGAAATTCTTGTCTGAATTTATTGCTAATGCTGAAGACATGTTTGGTAAATTTGAAAATGGTAAATTAGTTGGACCTAATATAAATAAAGTAGAGGCTGTATATGGCACAGATGTCAGAGAAGCTTTAGAAGATGTTTTATACAGAATGATAACTGGTAAAAACAAAAGCTTTGGAAAAGATAAAGAGACTAGCAATTGGGCCAAATGGGTATCTGGATCTACTGGAGCAATCATGTTTTTAAATGTTAGATCCGCTGCATTACAATTAATTGGAGCAGTCAATTTCTTAAACTTAAGAGATAATAATCCTTACGCTGCCGCTAAAGCATTTGCTAACCAAAAGCAATATTGGGAAGATTTTGCTACTATCTGGAATTCAGACAAAATGAAAGAAAGACGTGGCGGTTTAAAAGAAGATGTTGCTGCTGCTGAAATTGCTAATGCAGCCGCTGGTAGTAAAAACAAAGTAGGCGCTGTATTATCTTATTTATTAAAAATAGGTTATACACCAACACAAATGGCCGATAGTTTTGCTATTGCCTCAGGAGGTGCTCCATTCTATAGAAATAGAATAAAGAGTTATTTAAAGGAAGGTATGACCGAACAAGAAGCCGAAGAAGCTGCTTGGGACGACTTTACAAAAGTATCTGATGAGACACAACAATCTGGTGATCCAAGGGATATATCTAAACAGCAAGCTAGCCCTGCAGGTAGATTATTGTTGACATTCCAGAATACAGCGATGCAACAATCTCGTATTGTTAAAAAAGCAGTGCTTGATCTTAAGAACGGTAGAGGTGATGCTAAAACAAACTTCGCTAAAATTGCTTATTATGTTGCAATTCAAAATACAATGTTTGCTGTACTGCAACAAGGTCTATTTGCGGTTGCTTTTGGTGATGATGACGAAGACGAAGAGAAACCAGAACAAGAGAAAAAGCTAAATGAAAAATTATTCGATGTAGCTGATGGTGTGATCGATACTGTACTAAGAGGTACCGGGTTTGCTGGTGGAATAGTAGCTACTGTAAAAAACATGGCTAAAAAGTATTTAGACGAAAGGGATAAAAAATTTAAAGCAGACTACGCAAAAGTTGTGCTTGAAGGTGCTAACCTTTCGCCACCAATTGGATCTAAACTTAGAAAGCTTTACAGCGGACTTCAACAAACTAAATTTGATAAAGATTTAATTGAAAAAAGAGGTTGGGATGTAATGCAAGATGGTAGAGTTAAATTAAGTCCTAGCTATGGAGTGACTGGTAAGGTGGTTGAGGCATTTACGAATGTACCAATGGATCGTTTAGTTACAAAAGTAAATAATGCTTCTGAAGCTATGAATTCTCAAAATACGACAATGCAAAGAATCATGGTTGGTCTCGGATGGTCTCCTTATAGTGCGGGTATTGAAGATTCTGCTGGAGATAAAAAAATAAGAGAGGAAGCTAAAGCTAAAAGAAAAGTAGAAGGAGTTGAAAAAGCTAAAGAAACTAGAGAAAGAACTAAAGATTCTATTAGGCAACTTCCGGTATCTGAACAGCTAAGACTTAGAAAAGAAATGGCTTTGGACCGAAGAGAAAAAAGAAGAAGAAGAAAAATGGGTTAATGAAAAATAGGCACCATACCTAGAAATCCATGAATAGAGAAAGGGAAGCTTAACGGCCTCCCTTTTTTTATTTATTAACTTTATAAAACATTACGAATACCTTGCGACTATTTACAAAAGCATTCGGATATTTGCTATGAAAATAATTGCACGGATATGACAATACCCTATTCTGCTTGTGTCCTATTACAGATTTTAAAAGCCACTTGTCTCTGTCATTGGAATCTTCGATTAGTAATCTATTATATTCTTCTGGTGAAATATTATTAAATTTTTCTCCATGTTTATAATGTTCCCAAAAAGCTGTGCCATTCAAATCTCCATATCCATCTTCAGATATAAATAACACCAATGCCCTATCAGGTTGTTGCCCTTCTACTATTGAGTCATTGTGTATATTCCAATCATTATCTTGACTTTCTTTTGCTTCACGAAAAAATCCTAATACATATTCTATACTATTATTTTCTAATTTTTCCACTTTACTAATCACAAGATCAAGAAATTCTTTGCTAGGTATTTTAACCCAGAAAGACCTGCCTGGTTTTTTAACTTCAATAAATTCCGAAGTATCATTATTAAGCAAGTCTATAAGTTCTGGATTTAAAAAATCATCTTTGATATATATCATATTATCCGTCACAAGACAAACAGCCTTCATCCATTGCTTTAGCGGCTAAATCACCACGTAAAACAGATTCAGTACGCATATAATACAAAGTTTTAATTCCTTTTTTCCATGCATCCATGTGAACTTTATTAATCCATTTTGGTGTTGCTTCGTTTGGAAAAGCTAAATTTAAACTAACAGATTGATCAATATATTGTTGTCTGATACCTGCTTGATTAACCAATTCTAATTGATTGATCTCTTTAAACGTTTTGAAAACATCTTTAGCCGGTATGTCGTGATTAAACATAATATCATCGAGCTCGTCAATATCTTGAACAGAACCTCCATCAGCCAATATTTTTGCCCAAATTTCATCCGTATTAATTTTATGTTTCTTTAATAGTTTTACTAAGCTTGGATTCTTTCGAATGAAAGTACCTTTTGCACTTTGCTCGGTAAATACGTTAGCAGCCCATGGCTCAATACCTGAAGATACGTTCCCACTAAGCTTACTATTGCTGACAGTAGGAGCAATGGCACGAAGATGGGTATTACGCATACCAGTACCAACGCACCATAAAGGTTCGCCATAAACTTCTGCAAGTGCTTTACTGGCTCGCTCACTTTCAATTTTGAGTTGACTAAAGATTTTCCTTGTTTCATACTGTGCAAGCAGTCCTTCGAAGGGCAATCCTTTTTCTTGCAGGTATGTGTGCCATCCCAACACTCCAAGTCCAAGAGGCCTTCCCTTACTAGCCGATCTAACCGCATTTTCAAAGCCTCGTAATCCTTTTGCTCTTTGGATGAATTCTTCCATGACTCCGTCGAGAAACCAGATTGCGTCATAGATGAGGTTTGTGTCTTTCCATTCTTCATATTTTGCTAAATTTAATGATGATAAACAACATACAAAGCTATGTGTTTCATCGGTGTGTAATGTTATTTCGCTACATATATTAGTCATGTGCACTTTTAGCCCATGAGTTCTATAAGCTTGCGGATTTGATTTGTTAGTGTTTCCTTTAAATAATACGTAAGGTTCACCAGTCGCCTTACGTTTCCTGATAAGAGCACTCCATTTGTCTCTCGCTTCAGAATCTCCTTGTTCAAGTTTTCGCATAAACTTATCGCCAACCACCACACACTGATGTAAGTTAAGCGATTGTCTATTGACATCTCCTTTAGGTTCTCTGATTTCCAGCCATTCTTTAAAATCTCCGTGCTCAATGTTAATATTAACTGATGCAGCTCCTCGTCTGACAGCCCCTTGATTGGTTGCAAGGATTGTTGAATCATAAATCTTGCAGAACGGTACGACTCCATCTGATGTTCCATTGCCTGTTATTTTACTGCCAGCGGATCTAATTTGATTAACTCCGATACCAACTCCACCGCCGTGCTTAGCGAGTAGCATCATCTCTAAATTCTTTTGTCCAATATCTTGAATGCTATCTGCAACATCGATACCAAAACAACTTATTGGTAATCCGCGATCTGTTCCCGTGTTTGATAATACAGGTGAAGCTAAACATAACCATCCATTCCAGATATAATCAAAAAATCTTTCAGTAAGTTCTGGCTTGTATAATCTTTTAGCAACAGTTGACGCAACACGCATATAAGCATCTTTTGGTGTTTCCCAAGGTAATAGATACCCTCCAGCAATTGTCTTCTTATATACGTCCGTATCAGCCCAAACAGGATAATCTTCTCCCTTTATCCATTCGTTATTCCACATTCGAACCTCCTTCTTCTGTTTTTGCTTTTTCTGTCAACTCTTTAATAGCTTCTTCATAACCCGGCATCAATTTAATTGTGCTTAATGTTCCAACTGCTAAATTAGTTAAATGTTGTTGCTCATCCATAACGCCTTGCATTACTCTAATCATTGCATCAACTCTGTTCTTCATTTCAATTAACGTTTGTTCTTTCATTTTATATAATTTTAATTACCAAATATCTTCAAAATCTTCTCCTTCGTTTGCTTTACTATAGTCTGTAGGTCTAATAGCAAAGAAATCTGTATGCGTTACTCCTCCTGTTAAATGATAAAACCAATCTAAATTCTTAGATTTAGCATCATCGTAAGCAAAATAATTACCGAGATCTAAATAGCCAAGCTCTACCATTTTTTCATTTGTTCTTTTTCTAACAAAATGTTTTAAATCTTCTGAAGATATACCTTCAATATCGCCCATTTCAAACATCTTATCTATATAAGCTTCCTCAAGTTTAATCATCAAAGCGGCAGCAGTTACGATGTCTTCCCTGCAATTTTCTAGTAATGTGTTATCTTCTTCGCACATGTGACGGAATAATTGACAACCCATCTTGCTGTGTAAAGATTCATCACGTACACTCCACTTCATTTGTTGTCCAATGCCTTTAAGTAAATTCCTTAATTGAAAAGAATATAATACAGCAAAAGCAGAATAAAGACTAACCCCTTCAGCGAAAGCGCTAAATACAGCAAGAGAACGGCCAATATCAGTTGTACTCCTACCTTCTGTTGCAACCAGGTTAGCAAACCTTTCAGCCGTTGCAGGCTCGTGTAAAAAAGCTTTAAAATCATCTAGTCCTAATGTTTCATTTAAATAACTATATGCTACAGCGTGAATAGTTTCTTGAGAACCAAACAGCATTGCCATCTGTTGTATCTCATGCTTAGGAAACCATTTAACCACGCTTTGTGTCCAGTAATCTGATACCGCGCACTCTGTCTGAGCGAAACCTAGCAGGATATTACCTACTAGATTCTTTTCAGACTCGCTTAGCTTTTCATTCCAGTCTTTCACATCACCAGACATACTGATCTCTGTGTGCAACCAAAATGCTTGAGCTTGCTTTAACCAACCTTCTGTGTAGTATATAGGATATTCAAACGGTTTGTACTCAATTCTTTTGTCAAATAATCCCATATATTTTTTTATTTATAAATTTCTAAAGCAATATCAATAAACGGCAAGTATAATACGTGCAACTTTGATTCATCGTATTCATAGGTTCTAATTCCAAATAATATACCTGGATAAATTCCTACAGATAATTCCCACGCTTTAGGCTCTTCTACTTCTACTTTTTTCTTTCTAGTCATAATTATTTATTTAGCATTGTTATATTGTTCTATTACTTCGAGTAACTCTTTATATATCACTTTACCTTTATTAGCAAAGGACCAAGCTACCCATTTGTCTATTTGTCTTTCGGCATATTTTTTCCTTGCCTCATGTTTCTTTCTAATAGAATCAAACGTATCGTCTCGTCGCATTCGCTCATTTTTTGTGGTTTATAAAGTGTTCGTTCGTCGTTATTGTCGTGTAGCCATTTCTTAAATAGTTTCCATCGTAAAGGAAAAGATTCGTTAGCTCTACCTTTTGTTTCAATTATAAAGTCTTCCCCAATAAAATCAGGTGTGTATTTTAAATTAAGTACTTTTTTATTTCCTCTGTTTACAAAATCACCTTTACTATTAGATTGCCTTTCAATACAGTTGTTTATAAATGTAAATGCTGGCACTAATTCAAATGTTTGCCCTTCATATTTAAAGTCTATACCGGCTTCCATTAAAGCAATAAACATATACTTTTCAAGGCCAGAAGCAAAGGTTACACCGTTATATGTAACCTTCTTTGCGACTACTGGTCCTTTCTTTCTGCTAAGCTTCTTCATCTATTGTATATGAGAAGCCATTTGCATCAGTCCATTTTTCAGCATCTTTAACTTCCATTTGCAAAAGATCTAATTCTTCTTTCAAAGTAGTTACTTCTTCTTTTAAACGTTGAACATATAAAACAGCATCCATTAATTCTTCTTGGAAATGATTAAGCCAAGTGTGAACATCTGATTTGTCATCACGTAATGTTTTGCCATACTTTGCAAATCCAACATCTGATCTTGACACAAATTTGTCTACTACATTTTCAACAACCGGGTCTCTAAACATTATTTCTTTTGTTCTCATTACAATGTGCTGTTAAATGTGTTTGTTGTGCTGCCTTTTGCTGTATTAGTTAATCCAGTATAATATGGCTGTGTTGATGTTGAACCACTGTTTTTAACAAATGTGCCATTTTGCATCGATCCTTTTCTATTTGCTATTTCAGTATAAGCTGATACCACACAGTCTTCTAATTTTAATCCTTCTAAATGCGCTAAGTTAGTTAATACTACAACAATATCACCAATAGCATCAATAGTTTCATTTCTATTTTTAGTTAATAAAGCTTTAGCTAATTCGCCGGCTTCTTCCATTAACTTAACATATTGTGTTTTAGAATCACCTTTATCGTATATACCGCGCTCTTTAGCCCATGATCTAATTAATTTATACACATTAGGTTTTTTAGTTGGCTTGTCTTCTTTTGTTAATCTTTCGTCAACTTTGCCTTTTGTTGGTAATAATTTTATGTATTCGTTTAAAGCTTTATTGTATACATAACATCTATTAGGGTTGTACATTGACGTCCTGGCGTTTACCATTATCCAATCAATAATTGTTGGCGTCAATTTAAAGCTTCCATAAGGATATGTAATGCTTTCATTAATGTTATCCATTAATTGTCCTTTTAATTTGTTTATAGGACATCCGAATGTTGTTGTTTGATCTGTTGCGTTTGTTTCCATTTGTTTTAATTTAAGTTTTTTCATTAATTCTTTATAGGAATGTAGATCTACCCTATAGCCGTAGAGTAGTTGAAGCTCTGCCTCCTTTGCTGATATATAATCTATATCGTCGCTAGAGTCCAGAACTTCGTATTCAGATGGCTGGTACCCTTGTTGTACCGTAATTCTATTATTAAGATTACGTGTAACTCCTATTTTTTTCCCTAATATGTGATAAAGATAATACATTTTTTTTAATTTACACTGCAACTGCAGCAGTTATTTTTGGCCCGTGTTGATAATTTTTTATTTCTAACATTCCATCTTTATAAGTATACTCCGGAGATAAGAATGTTTCTTGTTCTAAATATTGTTTTACGGTATCAATTTGATTCTTATAAATGTGAGCATCAATTATTTGCATTTCAAGTCTAGAAGCCTTATATCCTGTTTGTTCTGCAATATATAATTGTATTTGAGCAAACAAAGCTACGTCATAAGGTATGCCTAATAACACATCCCCTGATCTTTGAACAACAAACATATTCAATTCATCACCTTCTACAAAGAATTGGAAATATAAATAACAAGGAGGTAATGCCATCTCTTCAAGTTGTAATGGATTCCATAAACTAATGATGTGTCTTCTGCTGTCTGGAGCCGTTTTAAGATTATTTATAAGAATCGCAAGTTGATCATAGTATTCACCATTGAAATTCCTTAATTGATGTCCATAAACAGGTCCTAAATCTCCATTCTCATCTGCCCAAGCATCCCAAATCTTAATGCCATTATCTTGAAACCTTTTTATATTTGTTTCGCCATTAATAAACCAATCAAATTCTGTTTTAAATGTTTTTTCAAACATCTTTCTACCTGTTAATAATGGAAAACCTTCTTTAAGATCTATCTTCAAACTTTCATTGAATAATGAATAAGATCCAACGCCTGTTCTGTCGTTTCTGAAATGACCCATACTCAATATATCTTTTAATATATTTCTGTATTGGTATTCATAGCTACTCATTCTTTTTGTACTTTTCATAATAGTATATATAATATTTAAACATTTGATTCCATAAAGTAGTTTTAGTATGTACATCCGGACTTCTATTCTTTTTACCGTTTATAGTAATATCTAAATACCACTTAGTTGTGCTTTCAGCAAATGGCGCTATAAAGATATTATTTCTAACGCACCACATCATTGCTTCTTGCTCTTTAGCGCTTTGTATATAGTTGCCCATATCAATCTGCCCTTTCCTAACTTTAGTTCCGCTGCCCATTTATTCCCATGGTAATTTCTCGCCTGATACATCTAATGGAACGTGTGGTATAAAGGTTCT